ATACTGGATGTTCGTGACCTTGGTCTTTTTGGCGTTCTTGAACTCTGGGGGCATGTACTTCCAGATGACCGCCTGTTGCATCTGGATGGACGTCTGGGATGTCGTGTGCAGGCACCATACACGGCTTTCTGGCCTAGTGCATAGCAACTGCATGACACGCTTGGCGGCGTATTCCGTCTTTCCTGCTCTGTTGCCTCCCATGATGAGCAGTTCGTTGCCCTTCATGAGCAGTTTGTCGGCCTCGGCCCAACTGTCTGGCTCGTAGCCGTGCCTGTACGGGTCGTTCTGTTCAGCCCTAATCTTCTCCTCACGACGCTTGAGGATTTCCGTCAATGCGTCTGGGCCTAACTCCTGAGCCAAGTCCAAGACTTCGGCCTCGGTGGGCATCTTGATTACGGGATGCTTGGTCAGTTCTATCCCGCAGACTATCTCCTTCTCGAAAGCCATCAGTCGTCTGCGTCCACTGGGGACGGGAATGCGACGTCGTTGAGCAGGGAGGGCTTGATATGGCCTCCGCTGAACCTGAATCCGCCAGCCGCACCAATCTTTCCAGCGATGGGGCAGAATTGGCTCAGGTCGGGTAACGAGAAAACGCCGCCGCCGCTCATCATGGAGTGAAGGTTGCTCTTGAAGTTGAATTTGGATGCATAACCCCCGTACGGAAGTCCGCCCTTGAACGAACTTCTCGCCCTACGAACGTTCTGAGGATTCTTGGACTTTTTGAAAAAATCCTCATGCGTCCTAATGCTCGCTACGGCTGGGTTGTTGTTGCTGTAGGCTACTGGGTCCTTCTTGTTAAAAGGGTTCTTCTCCGTCAGGAGCCCGAGTCTGTTTCTTTCGAAGGCGGACTCACGCATATTAGCCAAGGTCTTGTTGTTTTCCTCGACCTCGCTCTTTCTGGTGAGCATCCCATTGGAATTACGGACGAAGGCGGACGAGCCCATGGCCTTGTTACGCCCTTCGGCGGCTTCAATGCCATCGCCAGCAAGCCAACCGCTGTCAGTCTTCCTCGTCAAAAGCCCCTTGGAGTCACGCACGAATGCGGACTCCCCCGAGGCTGGATTCAACCCGCTGTTCCCTTTAGACGGAACGTATTTGTCGTCTTCCGCCATAAAGGGACTGCGAATTACTTGCTACCGCCGTTTCTGTCCTGCTCCTTCTTGCGGCTCCAGTAAGAATTAGCGGCGGCGGCACCCGCACCAGCGGCACCAGCACCACCGATGACGCCCTTCTCGAAGTCGGAAAGACCAGAGTTGGGGATGGTCTTTAGGTGCTTCTGGATGTCGCCTTTGTCAGCCATGATGGACTTCCAATCGACTCCCTTATCGGTCATGTAATTGCCGTCATCCTTCTTGGTGACGTAATTATCGGACTTGGCCTTCTTGGCGGCGTTGTCGAAGTAACCATTGATGTAGTCCTTATCGAGTCTTCCGTCGGTGGGCAGGGGTTGGGGCTTTCTGTTAGGATTCGGGGAGGCGAACATTCCGTGGTAGCCATCATTCTTGCCAGCGTCAGAGTTGTAAAACTCGTTGCTCTCCTTCTTGAGTCTGGCACCGAATTCGGCGGACGGGGTGTTGTCCTTTTTGGGGCCAAAAATCTTAGTAGGGGGAGTCGCTCGCTCTTTGCGACCAATCTGGGCACCAGCCTGACGTTCCCTTACCTGCGGGTCATAGGGGCCTTGGCCGATAGGCTTTTCCGACCCACCAGACGGAATCGTGGGCATGTCCGAGTCGGTGCCCTTCATCCAGTCAACGATACGTTGGGTGATTTTCTTCTTCTGTTGTTCTCTCATGGGGTTTTTTTATTTGGTGGGGTTTTTAAATTTAGCAACGCTTGCCACCCCTCTGGGGCTTTTTACCTTTGGAGCGGTATTCAGGCTCAGTCTTGGCCTTACGCTCATAGGCTTCATACTTGGTGCTTTCAGCCTTCTCATGTTTGTCATTCTTGTACTTCATTGGGGTCTGGGTTTAGTAGAGGTGCTGAAGAGTCTCTGGGCAGAAGCGGGTCTTTGCGAGCAGAAAAACGAGGAACCCTTCGGTGTAACCAGAATCTCCGCACCACGATAGAACAGGCGAGCGTCGAAAGTCTGCACAGTGATGACGTTCGTGTGGCCGTCCGCAACCGCCGTCATGAGGCGACGATTCGGAAAGTCACATCTAACCACCTTCGCTTTGAAGGTGGTTGATTCGATTTCGGCTGGCTTGGCCTCCTTAACGCCGAATTTCTCCAAGACCTTAGCCTTCCCCGAAGGGGAAAAAATTACGGGACACAGTTTCTCGGGCTTGTCGCCCACCTTCTCCTTGTCCCAGTCCGCCCCCCGTTGGAGGGTCAGGCGGAACTCCTTGAGTTCCTCCTTGGGGATGCCGTAGAGGCGTACCAGTTCAGACTCTCTCATTGAGGTGCTTGCGGATTTGCTCGCAGTATTCGCTGTCGATGAAGTTGCAGGGCTTAATCCAGACCCCGACGAAGGGCCGCTTGGTGCGGAACTTCATCACCTTGCCGAACACCACCTGAGAGTCGTCCCCCCAGAAGCCCATCTTGGTGAGGGTATCGAGCATGGACTTGGCCAGATTGTCGAAGTCGGGCTTGGTGGTCATGGCGGAGTCCTTGCCCTTGTCGGACTTGATGAGGGGGAAACCGAAGTAAAGGGTCACTTCGAGCGGTCCTTCGTAGGGAACGTCAGGGATGAAATGGTTTGCACACAGCGAAAACTCCTTCATCCACTTCACCACCTCCGATTTGGAGGTCTTCCCGACGAACTGCCGCCCGTCCTTGGTCTTGAGGATTCTGAGGTCTGACTGGTGGGTAGTCCTGATAGGGACTAGTTCTACCAAAAACTTGCGTTCGAGGTAGTTGGGTATGTTATCGGCCATGGTTGACAGGTGGTCAAATGGCAGATAGGAGTCAATCATGGATAACGAGCGTCTAAGCACAAACCCCTCATCTCAGCATAAAGCCTCAAAAGTGCCCAAAGAGCGTAAAGACAAGGCAGAGGCCCTATTGAGGGAGGGTAAGCCAATCCTCGAAATCGCCAAGGAGGCCAAGATGTCGCCCAATAACGTCATGGCGGTCAAAAGGGCCATGCCCGAGTCAACTGGCCTTCAGGACGAGTTCAAGGCCACCACTGTCCGAAACCTCAAAAACTTCGTCCAGCAGGCTTCCCGTAAGTTGGTCGATGAACTGGACAACCTGCACGTCTCCCAGATTCCCATCGCCATGGGCATCGCCATCGACAAGATTCAGACCCTGCAAGACCAGCCCCAAAGCGTCGTAGAACACCGCTTCAGCATTTCACATGATACTATCAATAAACTACTTACGGAGCGTGGTGAGGCCCTCAAAAGGGCTAAAGAACAGGCTATTGACGCTGAAGTGGTGGTGCAAAAGCCAGATTCTACTCAGGCTTTTCTGGATTGGTCTAAAAATCCAAAGCATTCCTTTTTGAGCGGAAAGGATACATCTCCTAACCCGTTCGGCGAGAGCGACCTGCCAGCAATCGACCCCCCTCCCCCCCTCTAATTTGGGGTGATTAGGTCAGGATTGGATTTCGCACAAGATTCATTATGTCTAGTCTGGACGTAATCCTACGTGATTAGGTCAGGGTTAGACTAAAAGCAGGTCAAATCAGGCATCATACCACTTGGGGTATTGACATGGGGTATGCTTTGTTAGGTATTACCAGTGCCCTATGCGACGCGTTAAATCAGCCTAACCTGACCTTAGCCTGATTGGGTCATCCTTGGGGTCTAGGATTGGCCCTGAGGGCTTGGATTGACCGACATAGGCAAGGAGTGGCAACCAATCCTCCAAAGGGCTTGGATGGGCACTAGGATGACCTCTGAGGCATTGTCATCTCCACCTGATACCAGACGTGAGCCATGCAGGCCCTTGGTCGAATGGCACATCCTGAGGAACGTCCTGAGGTCTTCGGTAGGCCAGACCATGGTCATGCAGTGCTTGCCACCGAGCATGAAGTTGTGAACCCAGAAGTCGGACGTGGTGACGGCTATGCCTGATGCCTTGCCTCTGCACCTGAACTCGAAGACGGCGTTGCCAGTGGTGGCCCAAGTATCTCGCTCGGTCTTGACCTCTACCTTGGCTTGGTCGGTGCCTAGCCATGCGAGCCACTTCTCACCTGCTTGGCCGTACTGAAGGTCTAGGTCGAACTTGGCTCTGTCGCTCATAGGATAAGTGGTATGCCAAGGTCACGCATGCTGATGTAATGGGCAAGCACCAACTTCTCGTATCTGTCTGACTGCTTGGCCTTACGTCGGGAGAGGCTGGTCGTATAGCCGATACTCCAAAGCGTAGCCTCCATGTTGTTGCACACGATGAGCGAGAACTCGCCAGTGCCCACAATCTTGAGCCCAGCCATGTTCCTAATCTTGGGCACGATGGATGGGCCGAGGGAGTAGCATGCGTAGATGAGTGCTGGCGAGGGCTTGGCTGAGTGCGACTTGACGAACTGCTCGATGATGGCCTCTACCAGCGTGTTCGCATAGGCACGTGCTACGCTGGCCTTGTATGCGTCATGATAGGGATGCACGGGCAGGCACTTGGCCCTACGCAACTTGTCGATGTCATGCCATGCACTCTGGTGTATCTGGAATCTGCCGATGGCTGGTCCATCAGGGCACTTCCTATCACCTACCGCCATATCGTTGTTGCCAGACTCCACAATGGAGATGGCTCCCAAGATGATGTTCATTTCGTATCCAACTCTCATGTTGCCCTGTGCATGCACGATGCACGAACATGAGTGCATGGCCAAGAAAAAGAAGAGCAGATTCAAGATGCCCAAACGTGTGATAGGTGAACTCATCGACGTGTATGCTGATAACGAAGGCGTGTGCGTTGCGGTGCTGGAGCCGAGAGAGTGGTATGACCACGCAATCGTGGACATAGTGCAAGACCCAAGCGACTGGTCGCACCACGTAGTGTACGACAGAGGTAACTTGGTCTATTGGCACACGCTCATGTGTCTGTATCAGAAAAACAAATACAGCACGTTCAAGTCATTGGAATCTGCATACACAAACGCTGATGAGAACTTCCACGATGACTGCGTCGAGTACGTGGAGTACAATACCATCAGAAGTCTGCCCTACATGGGCCCAAATAGGCCTCAAATTAGGGTCAATTTGGCCTCAATTTAGAAGTTTATTTCGTTGGTTATCAGCGACTTACGCAGAATCAACAGATTGGTGGTTGCACGGGGTGAAGTAAGTTGCATGGTCATTGGAGTTGGCACTGGGTAACACCAGTAGCACTACTGACGAGAGCGGGGGCCTAAGAGCCACGCAAACAGCCAGTAGGGCCAACTTCGCTCTTTCAAAACAACAGTTCATACACTAAACAACTACACATGACTCGGTCGTCTAACGGATAGGACTTCTGGCTACGAACCAGATAATGAGAGTTCGATTCTCTCCTGAGTCACCATTTCTCACGCACATGAGTACATTAGGTCTGGGCCTCTGACAGTGCAAAGAGGTAAGAAGATGGGGCCATCCCATCACCCACGCCTACCAATTAGGGCGGTCTAATAAACTGTCCTTGGCTAACACCTTCGGGTGGCCAAAAAGCCTCCATCGGAGGCACCATTTATGAGGTCCTGAAGAGTATCGTGGTTGAAACTCCAAGGCGTAAGTCGGTTAGCATGGCCGAGCCTCACCTTCACCGCCCTAACGGGCACAACCAAACCACAACATGAACAAACACCAAATCGGCACCCTGTGGGTCGTCGCTCTGGTCATCGACACGGCGGCTCTAATCGCCCTCTGCGTGACCATCGGCCTCCTCTGGTAAACGCCAGCCCCTTCGGGGGCATCACTTTCCAACCAACACACACATGAGTAAAAAAACCAAAAGTAAGTTCAAGTTCATCAAGGCATCTGCCGTCAGGGCCCACATCAGGGACGTAAGCGGCAAGAGGGTGTCCACGAACTTCCTCTACATCCTCGACGGATACGTAGGCAGGAAGATTGTCGAGGCCGCTCAGACCCACAATGGCGGTGCCAAGACTGTCAACGAAGAGGTCGCTGGATACTTGGGCATGTAATCAATCACCAACCAAACACACACATGAGCAAAACCAAAACCTACTACGTCACGCATACCATCTACGTCTGCATGGACATCGAAGCCAAGAGCGAGCAAGAAGCCCTTGATAAGTTCGACAAGGTCGTGAACGACGAAAAGAAGTACCTCTCCGTCATCTACGACTCCGAGAGCGACACCGAGGCCAACGAATCTTAATCACCAACCAAACACACACATGAAATACGAAATAGACATCAACAACATCAAGGTCACCAACGCCATCGCAAGCGTCATCAATGGTGCCTTCGAGACGGGCCTTAACCCTGCGTGGTTCGAGGTAAAGTCGCTCTCCAAGGGCGGCTTCCTAGACGCCGCCTTCGCTGGGCCTGAGAACGGAGAAACCGCCAGCGGCAAGCCAGCCATCAAGGATTGGGTCGTCGAAGGAAGGCTCAACTGCGAAGGGCACAAGTCCAAGTGGACCAAGGTGACTCCCGCACTCGCAGTCGAGGAGTGGACCAAGTACGTCAAGAACACCAAGGATAAGTTCCTGCCCAGCAAGGTGGAGGCTTACCTCAAGTATCTGGACTACCTGTCCAAGCCCGACCACGACGAGAGCAGGCTCGATAGCATCCTCATGGATGAATACGAACCTGACGGCGTACACGACGATGCCATGGCCCAAATCGTCTTCAGCAACGGAGAGGGCGTCGTGTTCGGCTAAGCCATGAGGCTCATCTCCATCAAGGGCTGGCTGGGGGGCGACGTCTGCGACTACTGCGGAGCAGTCTGCCCATTCGGCATGTGCCACATCTGCAACAAGTGACATGAACAAAGACGCCAAGAAACAACGGAAACTCCTCGTCCTGAAACTCAAGGAGAGAGGCGTCAGCGTGACCAAGCCTCTCTTCGAGCATGGGCTCAGGGCCGAAAGGCTCAGCGGGGCCTTGGCTTGGGAGAGCAAAGTCGGACACAGGTCGGTCAGCACCAGAGCGAAGGAAAGCAAGAAGAGGGGCTACAACCCTCACAATGCCAGCGTCCAGACCCGTAAAGTAATCGTAAAGCATATCCCTATCACCCTGAGCATAGCAGAGTTGTCGAAAGCGACTGGCATGTTTAAGGGCACTGGTGGTACCACGTGGGCCGACTCTGTCAACAAAGTCGCTGACGAGTTCGCCAAGACCCACAAGGTTGAGGCCATGCGTACCCAGACCAACCTTCAGTACTACTACACCAAGGTGGGCAAAGGCTGGACCAAAAGAAATAAAAAGCCCATTGACGAACAGCCGTCCTGATGGACACTGGCAAACGAACCAACATGAAATCATCGAAGCATCACGCACTCCAGCACGCCATCGCCGCAAGCGATGACAAGGCTAGGAGAATCGCATGGAAAGCCTACAGGCTCCTGTGCTACTACGAACCAAATGGCATGGACGACGTCAAGGCGTTGCTCCTCAAGTCCATCGAACTTCAAACCCAGAAATAACACATGATTAACTACAACGAACTGCTCAATAAGAGCGAACCCAAGGTGTCATTCCTCAAGTGCGAAAGGCACGTGATGGAGGACGCCGACTACAGGGCCATGGACGGCATCAATCAGTCCTATCTGAAAAAGGTGTACACCCATGGCGTCATCCACGCCGAGAACCAGAGGCTCAACCCCATGGAGAAGACTCCCGCACTCGTGATGGGCAGTCTGTTCCACACGCTCGTGCTGGAAGAGGACCAGTTCACCAATCGTTACGCAGTCCTTCCAGACATCGACAGGCGTACCAAGGAGGGCAAGCAGGTGTATGCCGAATTCGAAGCGGCCTGCGGCAACAGGGACCTCATCAAAGAGATGGAACTGAACACCGCCATGCGTATGCGTGACAGTGCCGTGCCTCTCATGTATCACGGCGTCAGGCCCGACAGGACCAACGCCCTGAACGAAATCACCTACGCTGGCATCCTCGAAATCGAGTACAAGTGGGACGGCGAAGACGTCCGTTGCGAGTTCCCCTTCAAAATCAGATGCGACATGGTCGCACAGGTCGATGAGGGCGAACGCAAGGTGATTGAAATCAGGGACATCAAGTCCTTGGCATCGCTGTCGGATAACGACGTCATCGGCTCCGCCAAGTCGCACCAGTGGTCCATCCAGTGTGCGTTCTACAGGGACGTCGTGTTCGCCCACGAGCCCAAGCCCAGCAAGTTCGTCTATGTGGCCACCGAGAAGGAGGCCCCGAACATGAGCCGTAGGTTCGTCTGCTCTGAAGAGATGTACCAGCGTGGCAGGGCCCAGTACAAGCAGGCCTTCGTGAAGTACCATCGTTGGATTATCGCTGGCAGACCCAGCACCGCAGACTATGTCGGAGAGTCCATCCTCAACGCCTGATTTCCCCTTCAAGGGGGTGTGGGTGCCAGCCAAGGTCTTCAAGGACCAGAGGCTGACCCACGCCGACAAGTTCCTGTGGTCCATCGTGCACATCCTGAGCAACGAGAAGGGGTGCTTCGCAACCAAGGAGACTCTGGCCAACTACATGGGCTCGTCCGTACGCAACGTGCAGTACTCCCTGTCCAGACTGGCGGAGGCTGGCCTCATCGTCCGTGCCGACGGCAAGGTGTGGGACGTCGTGACCAAGGCTCTGGAGGGTGAAATGGATTGCACCCCAGACGTGAAAATTTCTTCACCCCAAGTAGGAAAGGAATTTCACCCATATAGGAACAAGGATATGGATACGAAGAAAGTAAAGGAGGCTACGCCTCCGAATGAGGACTTTATCAGGTCTGATTCTGAACTGTCTAGGGTCTGGGACGAGTACCTTGCTTGGCGTAGGGCCAGCAAGAAGTCGGTCAACTCCCTGTACATCACCCGCTGGAACACCGAGTTCAAGAACTGGGGGGTGTTCGACGCCACCAGAGCCATCGAATCCAGCCTCAGGAACGGCTACCAAGGCATCTTCAGGCCTCAGGCGGGTATGAAGCCTCGTCCTCAGGCAAAAGGCCCCAACGACCACGCCAATGGCTTCTGACGCACCGCTCTGTCGCAATTTCAATTGCAACAACATCTGCCACGTCCGTGAGTTCGGAGAGGACGGCGTAGCCATCTACGAAACCCTGTGTACCCCTTGCATGGTGCATTGGAACAAGATGGTGATGTCCTTCGGTGCTCCGAAGAAGCCCGTGCCCGAGACTCCCATGCCTGCACTGTTCGCTGATACCGAAACCGAGCGGCTGGGAATGCTTGAGCGTGTCGCTCAGGAATGGACTCCTCAGGGCAAGGGCCTGCTCATCCACGGCTCTACCCGCAAGGGAAAGACTCGTACCGCATGGTACATCGCCAACAGGCTGTGGAACGATAACCCGTACAAGAACAAGTACCTGTTCCTCACCATGTTCGAACTTGAGGCTCGCATCGCCGCATCGTGGGGCAATAGCACTTGGGACAAGACCATGCTACACATGACCAACGTCCCGCTCTTGTTCCTCGACGACATGGGCAAGGAGAAGATGACTGACCGCATGGCATCGTGCCTGTTCGCCCTTATCGACCAGCGTACCATGCACAAGCGTCCGACCATCATCACGACCAACCTGACTGGAGAGACTCTGCTGGAGCGTTTCCACGACAAGGAGACTGGTGCGGCGTTCGTCGCCCGTCTCAAGGACGAGGACCTGTTCGAACGGGTTGCCGCAAAATGAGAGACGAGATTCAGCGGCTTGGCTTCGACGCATGGGCCGACAACAAGATGGTCAACATCATCGAGAACGCCGCCAAGGGGACTGTCGGCAACCTGTCCATCGAGAGCGAAGACTATTACGTTCTGTCGTGGTGGAACGAGAAAACCATCAACTGTTGCATCCGTGCCTACACTGGCAAGGGGTGGGAAGTTTACGAAAAGGAAATCAAGAGATGAGCGAGCCGAACCACCTTTACCATCAGGCGTTGTCATCCAACCGCAAACTGCTGAAAGAGAACGCTCGCCTCAAAGCCGAGGTCGAAGAACTGAAACGACAGCCAGACCCGCTGATGTGTTACCTCTACGCCGCAGAAATGGCCAAGGATGACATCAAGAAACTCAAGGCTGAGGTTAAGCGACTGACCGAAGAGAACGAGCAACTCCAAAACCGATGCGACTTCTTGGAGGGCAAGCAGTAATCCCGAAGTCGTTGTCCTACATAAACTAACGTATCCTAAAAAAACTCATTTATTTTGTTGCAGGACGTCTAACTAAACGTTCTACTTCATCTACGACCCAGTAAACGCTGGGTAGAACCAACCAACCAACAACCAGCAACATGAGCGACATCAACATCAATCACGTCAATGCTCGTATCGAGGACCTCGAAAGGGAAATCGCTACTATCAAGGCTGAGAAGCAGAACCTCACCGACCCCGTCATCAAGGGACTAGGCGTCAAGTTCAGCGAACTCGACCTGAGCAAAGCCTCGGCTGTCATCCATCTTCACAACGCCGTCATCGAGCGTCTTGAAGAACTGACCGCCAAGGTTAAGGCCCTCGAAGCGAAAGCCAAGTAAGCCCAAGGGGGTGAGAAGCCCCCACCAATTTCCACACACATGAAAGAAGTAAAGAACATCACCAAGCCCAAGGCCAAGGACGAGCCGTACAACGGCTGGCCCAACTACAGCACCTATTGGGCCGCACACGTCATCGCCAACGACGAGAACCTGTACACGCTGTGCAAGGAACTCTGGGAGGACGGCTACAAGTCTTGGGGCTCGCTCTCCAACAAACTCAGGGAGTACGGCTCCAAGTGGCAGTCCAACTACACTGGCCTCAACTACGTCTGCTGGAAGGATAACACCATCAGGGGCGGAGAAATGACCAAGCACCTCAACGAACTTTTCCAACCCACCAAAAAATGAAAGATAACAAAACCCACCGCCTCATCTGGATTAAAGTCCCGACTGAGAACGCCAAACGTCTGGATGCCCTCGCAAAGAACTGGGACCTGACCAGAGCCTCGCTCTGCCGTCTCGTCGTCACTCAGTTCCTCAACGAGAAGAACCCGACCATCAACATCAATTCCACCAACAATGAGCAGTCCAACTAATCCTACCTACGTGTACGACATCAGACCCGAACTCGCCGCCGCACTAGTGGCCGCATGCAGTGAAACTAGGGACGTAAGCCCAGACGCCGAGAACCCGTTTCACCACTCGTCCTATGCGACCTTGAGTGCCCATATTGCGGCCACCAAGGCAATCTTCGCCAAGCATGGTCTGGCTATCATCCAGTTCCCCATCGGCTCGGCTGAATCCGTAGGCATCCGTACCTGCATCGTCCACAAGAGCGGCGGTCAGATGGGTTACACCTGCGAACTGCCCGTCGATAAGGACAAGTTCAAGGGTCAGGATGCTGGTTCGCTTTTCTCTTATTTGAGAAGGTACGCCATCGCCTCCGTCGCAAATCTGGCTACGGCTGATGATGACGCAGAAGCGGACAGAGCCTCCAAGGCTCCTGCCCCCAAGTACATCCCTAACCCTGTCGCCGCTCCTGCCCCTAAGGCCGTTGCCAAGCCTCAGGCCGTCGCCAAGGACCCCGAGACTGTCGGAGACGCCATGAGGACTGTCCTCCACTTCGGTAAGAACAAAGGCAAGGCCCTCTTCGAACTGCCCAGCAACTCGCTGGAGTGGTACATCAAGGAGTTCCAGCCCAAGGGTTACAAGGACCAGCCTCCCAGCCCTCAGGACATCGCCCTCCGTGCCGCTCTGGACGCCATCCAGAACGCCAAGGGTCAGGCCAGCGAGCCCACCAGCGACGACGTTCCGTTCTAATCCTTTGCTCCCTTAGTTCAACGGATAGAACAACTGCCTTCTAAGCAGTGAATCTAGGTTCGATTCCTAGAGGGAGCAATTTTCCACCCACACACACATGAAACAGAGAACCCACAACAGGAAGTTCGGGGCAGTGAAGACTGTCATCGGCAAGACCATCATCTGCACCAACGTCTCCAAGGACTTGGCCGCTGATGTCGATGTCCTCGCCACCGCTGAAGGTATCAGCCGTTCCGACTTCATCCGTACCGCAATCGTCCGTGAGGTCGCTTTCCGTTCCTACATCAAGGAACGTGATATCGCCTCCTGCGAAATCGGCGGCGGCTTCTCCTACGGCTCCAAGGCCAAGGACAAGCAGTACGCTGAGCAGATTGCGGTGGCCTACAAGGCCTTCAACGCCGCTCTCGCCCTCAAGTAAGGCGACTGGCGTTAATAAGCCAAAGCCTTGTTAACACGGGAGTCTTCGGACTCCCTTTTTTGCGTCTATAGGGCTGTAGGGACAGAACCAACTGTGACCCCCATTTAACCTCTCGGCACCCTCACGACACATGAATACCAACAGCCTCAGGATGGCTTACCTTCATCACGGGTCAAGCGTCCGCTGACCGCTTTGTGATGCTGGTACGCTTCGATGAGGAAAATCACGGCACCGAGTCCGATGAGTACGCCGACGCCAATCTTGAACCAAAGGGACTCAACCACGTCCTGAATGATGAAAGGGCATGCAAAGAAGAATGCCGACGTCGCCATCAGGGTGAGCCCGTTCTTCTTGCTCAGGCCAAGTACGCTGGAGCCAATCAACAGCAGGACGCTGGCGATGGCGAACCAAGAGCCGAGCGTGAAGCACTGGGCCCTGAGTTCCGAGAACGCCTTGTCCTTGCGGATGGCCTCGTTCTCTTCCTTGAGAGACAGGTTCTCCAACTGCACCATGTCCACCATGGTCCACAGTTCGTTGGTTTCTTCCTCCACCTTGTTAGCCCTGTCCTCGGCCTTCTTGAGTTCCTTGGAACTGGTCAGGGCTGACTTGAAGGCGTCCACCTGCTTCTGGGTGGATGGCTTGATTCCGTCCAGTCTGGTGATGGTGAGTTCGACCAACTTGGCGTGAGGCATGGAGGTGCCATCCTTGGCCACCTTGAGGGCCGCAGACGCCTCTGAGGCCTCGTTCTCGATGCGGGTGATGTACTTGTCCTTCTCTGGGTTGTCCACGACCTTGACCACGGGGGGCAAGGGCTTGGTGGAGCAACCAATCAGAGCAAGGCAGACAAAACCAGCCCAGCAACAAACCCGATGGCGAACCATCTGATGGTGTGATTGGCCCATAGGTAGTTAGCGATTTCTTTGATTTTTTCCATGGAGAGGATTAGAGCCGTTCAAGACCCTCAAGACAAGTTGTATGAGTTCAGGCGTGGCTGAGCCGCAACAGGAATAGATGATGGCCTCGTACAGAGGCTCCACCTTTCCGTGGACGGCGAAGTAGCACAGCACCCCTACGATTCCGCCTGCGATGATTCGTCTTACCCATAGCCACCAAGGAACATCCTCCTTGGCCAAAAGCAACCTGCATAGGGCACCCAAGGCCCCGAGCATGGCTACAATCCACCCACCTTTCTTCAACTCTTCGGCGGTCTGTAGTAGGTTGTTATCTGGCGGAGTCATCTTCGTCTTCGAGGGCTTCGCCCTTGGTCGGAATCTTGCGGCCCATCGTGACCTTGCTGAAGTTCCTGTACATTCTGGAGAGCATCTCAAGGGTTTGGGTGTTGGGTTCGGCACGGCCCCTGCCACCGCCAGAGGGCATGAGCATGGCGATGCCATCGACAATCTTCTTCCTAAAGGCCTTCTTGTGGGCCTCCGTGGGCATGCGGGGCTTGAACCTGAGGACAGGTCCGCCGCACGAGAAGTAGGTGGACATGGCACGGGACAACGCCTCAGGGTCCGAAACGTTGACCTTGTTGACATGCTTCATCCATACCTTCGGTCCGACCACGCTGAACACAGGGCCGAAGGGTGCCATGGGCTTGGCGTTCTGGCTTCGGAACGAACTGCCTGACTTGGGTTCTTCCCCGCCTAGGTTCGATACGACGCCGCCGAACGACGCTGGGAGGATGTTGCCCTTCCTGTTGTATTCGGAGGGGTTGTAGTCCTCGTTGAGTGCCGAAACCATGCTTTCTCCAGTCGTCTTTCCGTGGGTATGGCCTTGGGTGACATAGGCACCGACAGGGGACCACTCGCTCAGGAACTTGGAGATGTAGGGCAGTCTGCCCATGTACTTGGAATTCTGGAAGAACGCCTCCCTGAGCATTGTCGGGTTGTTAATCTTTTCCATGATTGCACGGCCAGTCTTGGGGTCAACGAGCGTGTAGGTCCCGTCTGCGGCGACTGTGACCAAGGGTCTTTGGAATGCGTCGGTGGAGAACCCGTCGATGGACGCCTGCTTCTGCCCGTACATGATGGACTGGATGAACCAAGAAGGTGCACCATACTGGGACACATACCCCATGGCCCTTCCAGCCTCGGACCAGTAGAACATCGAGGAGCCAGCGTTGGCCACGGCGGAGTCGATTACTCTCTGCCTGTCGTTCTTCTCTCCATCGCTGACCCTTCCGTAGTTCCGCTGGAAGAAATCAGTAGGCAAGTCCTTGGCCCTGTACGGCTTCCCGTCGGCATCGAGCATGCTACTCTCTCCATAACTTACATACGGGTCGGCAGGTCTTCCGATGTATTCCATCGCACCCTCGATGTGGGCCTCGCCTCCTGCCACAGCCCTCCAGTAAGAACTAACGTCACCCATGTCGGCAGGCATGATGCCGTCCGTCATAATCAGCGGAGCGGCTTCGATTGCCGCCTTGGTGACATGCAATCTGATGTCGCCGCTGACGCCGTTATGCTCGAATGCGTTGCCGCTCCTGAACACGGACACGAAGAAGGCGTTGTCCACTTCGGCCAATCTCTTGAACAAGCCTCCGTGCAACTGACTCCTTACGGACTCTGGGAGCACGAAAATCTGGGCCATGATGTGTGCGAACGTGTTGTCCGACGCCATGGTGAGCATGTTCGCCTGCCTTCCGATGAGCATGGTCGGGACGATGTCCAACGAGTGACCTCTCATCACCTGCATTCTTGCGTCTGAATAGGTGATGGCACCGAAGCCAGCGTTGGCCGCACGAAGGACTGTGCCAGTGACGGCCACGGGCTTGTAGATGTCCTCGACTCCGTACGGAAGCGTACTGGTCAGTCTTGGGGCGTTGGTGCTCGGCTTAATCGGAACCTGAGGAGAGAGTTCGTCGATTCTCGCCTGCAAGTCCTTAATCTGGGCAGGAACGACGCCCATTCTCGACACATGCGAGATGAGCCCAGAAATCGAACTGGCGGCGAACTGACCGAGTGCGGTGTTGGCCGCAACGTACTGCACGGCATAGGAGGCCGTATCTGCGTCTGGAGCGGGAGCCCTTTGTGCGTTCCTGAAGTCCAACTGATGTGCGTTCATCGGATTGGAAATCATGCCAGCAGAAGGGAACAGCAGTTGTGCTGGGTTCATCCTGTCATGGTCTTGGCCTGACTCTATCAGGACGTACCTGTTCGGGTTCTGAGTGACCGAAGATGCCAGAGGACTGTCTTCGTATCCTCTTCCGAAACTTCCCTCGACGGGTGCTCCGTCTGGCTGTACTTCTGGCATGAGCATCTGATTCCTAGGAGACTCAAGACGCTCACGATAGGTTGCGATGAGGTTGTCGAAGAACTTGGCCTTGGCCAGCCTGCTTGCCCTCGGTCCAGCATAATCACGAAGGTAATCCTGCTCCATGGCGTCGCTCGAAAGGACGGATTCCCTCATCGCCTCGATTCTGTCGATGGTTCTTGCCGCAACTGCGTCCCAGTCAACGTCCGTGGCACCGACCATGGCGTTGTTGGATTCGGTGATGTGGAGGGACTTGCTGATTACCTCTGGGTCTTGGGCCGCATAAATCATGAAGACGAAACTCGGGGTAGGCTGGGGCCTGTTCGATGAGTCCTCACGATAACTGAAAGAATCGTTTTCAAAAACGTACCCCATGAACGACTTTGGAAGCAGTGCCGCCATAAGGTCCCCGTGGGCCAGATTGTTGATTTGTACGGCGAGCCTTCTGCCGACCTGAACCGCCATCCTTCCAGCCTCTTCGTTTTCATGGATACGTCCAGTCCTGTAATCCTGAAGGTCTGGGTGTGCGTAGACTGGGATTGTCTCCTTGCCGATGTAGGGCCTGTAATGTGCGGGAACCTGCATGGTCCTACCAGTCTCCTTCAGCGTCAGGCTGTCCTTCAGCATGTAGAGTTCGATGGGAGAAAGGACGGACAGGTTCTTCATCAGGAACATGGTGTTCATCCTATTGTCACCACGGGCGTTCATCATCTGGAACTTGAGGTTCTGGTTGATGAGCGTCTGTGCGTCCTTGACCGATGCTTCCAGCCTCTTCTTGGCCTCGATTAGTTTGGCCAAGTCTCCAGACTTCTTGAGTCCTTCGATTTGCTCGAACGTATCTGGTAGTGACTTTTCTGCGGTGTTCGGGTCGCCGAAGGTATGGTACTGGAAGGAGTCAGACTGGATTTCTTCGATGCCGATTACGGCCTCTGGGGCGTACTTGAATCCGCTGACGGCGTCTTCCCCGTGGAAGGCGGGCTCGGTATGGTTTGCGATTCCGTACTCACCAGAGAGCACAGTCTCGGTGCTTCTGACGTGTCCCAACTGGAAGGTTCCGGGGTCATTGTTGTCGTAGTGACTGAAGTCGGCCACTTGTCCGCCGACGAGTTTTCTCACGGCTTCGACACGCTCGATGGTGTCGATGATGCTTTGAATCTTCTTCTTCTGCTCTGGAGACTGGGCATGGTTCATCCTGTCCTTGAGCGTTTCCTTAGCCCTTCTGGACTCTTCTAGGAGCCTGACGTTGGTCACTTCGACGAACTGAGGGCTGGACTGATAGAAACCAGTGAACGTCGCATAGGACGCATGGTAGTTTCCTCCGTGGAAGTAAAGGTTCTGCTGGCTGGCCGACGGGTAGGGGTATGTGGAACCCACGCTCTTGAACACGCCAATTCCGACATTGAGGGAGGACGGGGCGTCTTCGCCAGACGTAGGATTCAGGGGGTTCGTTTCTCTGGTCTGATTGGAATACTCAATCTCATAAGGATTGATGAAGCCCAATTCTCCCAAGAAGGTTTCGATGGTCTTGTACTGGTCGCCGAGCCTTCCCCAGATTACGTCCCTCATGACGTATTCCAACTGGGCAGGTCTTACGCCTCTAGTCTCCCCGAAGAATCCTTCCTTGGTCGCAGAGGTTTCCGTGGTGTTCCTGTAGAGGCTCCTCATGGCCTCGATGCTGTCCATCAGGCTTCCAGTGATTAGGTCTGGAGGCATGCCCATCTCGGCAATCGTGAACTCAAGGGACTTTTGAAGTGCGGCGGCGAGGGCCTGTGCGTCTGCATGGGTTTCTTCCACATGAAGTTTGTCTTCGATTAGTTTGGCTACCTTTTGGAGATTGTCCAAGTGGGTGTTGACCACGAAATCTTCCTTGGCCTGAACGTCGTCGATGAAAGGCAGGTTGTAGAGTCCGCTGAGCGAGCCAGCCTTGATATTCCTGTTTTCGGACAGGATGGGGTTGTTGTTGGCCCGTCTGATTTGCCTGCTGGTCCTAGGATAGACAGTGTAGATGAACTCGGCTAGGTCCTGTCTGGTGAGGGGTGTGTTCATGTTATCGTGCAGGAGGTACACGATGCCAGTCATGCGAATCTCGTCCTTGGAGACAGCGTTCTCCCTGATGAACTTGTACCACTCCGCACCAGTCATGCTGTCAGGGTAAAGGTCCCTGCCAGACTTACGCTTTCCGTAGGCGACGACCTTCATCAACTTGGAGGAGAACTCGACTGGACCGCTTCCGTTTCCGAACGTGAGTTTTCTTCTGAGAAGTCCCTCCAGTTCTCTTGCGTCCCTGCTACCAATCATGAGGTTGGCGGACCTGACCTGCACGGGAGGGAGTTGGGTCTGTAACACGGAGCCAGTGCTGAGTGCCTGACTCACGGCATTCGCCTCGGTGGGAGTCATGGACTTGTCGAAATCTCCGACGTAGTACGACTTGCTGTTAACCATGGCTAGGCCAGATTCGTTCTCCCTGAGGAACTTCCCAGTCTGTACGCTGAAGTCCACGTTCGAGTCTGGGTTCGTGACGCCCTGCTTAATCTGCGGAGCGTCCATGCCTGCGGCCACCAAGGCCTGAGCCATGATAGCCTTGCTGGCCTTGACTCCGAATTGTGCCCTGATGGATTCGGCTTCGGCTAGTGTCTTGACTGGCACCACCTTCTTGGTGGTGATTGGGTTCCCGTACTGGTCGATGCCAGTCTGGAAGTCATAGGTGACGAAGTAGCCAGTAGGCTTGGCCTTGGGTCCTCTGTGGACGATGGAGACGCCGTTCTCTTCCTTGCCGTCCCATGCGAACTTCAGCAAGTCCTGCCTATTGGGGAACATGAGTTCGATGGCGAGCGTGGTGTCCCCGTTCTTGGTGATGTGTCTTTCGGCGTCAGGGATGGAGAAGCCGTGGTCTGACTGGATGGCAAGTTCTGCTACCTTCTCGATGTCTCCGAGCAGTCTCGGATTTCTTCCAAGCACGAGGGCGGCTCTTCTCGAAAATGCGGTCTTATGGTCTTCGACGCTCAAGACTTGGCCGTACTCAGAGGTGGCCTCTGGGTTTTTCTTGAGGATTTCTTCGATGTCAGCCGAATCAAGCGGAGAGGAGCCAGCGGAGTCTCTCATCAAGGCCTCAAGCCTAGTGCTCTTTCCTCCTCCACGATGGTACTCGGGCCCGAGAGAACCAGAACTTGCTTTCATGCCTCCGTAGATGCTGGCTCCGTCTCCGAGCGGAGGAATCAGCATGCCCGTGCTTTGAGTCTGGCTGGCAAGGACTCTCATCAGGTTGGACATGGACCCTCCAATGAAGATGTTGTTCAGGACCGAACGGATGACTTCTGGCGTGGCGTCGGCTGGTAGCGTGATGCTTGCGTACTGATGTCCAGTCCTGTGGCCGAGGATGGAATAGGCCAAGGCGACTGCATCGGCGTCGTTGTGTGCGTCGTCAGAAGACATCATCTTCTCGAACCCAGCACTCTGAGTTGAGTACCTGTACGGAATGCCAGACTTGTTTGCGTCGATGCCCTCGTACCTAGTTCTGATTGAATCACCCTTTGCGATTCTAGCCCTAGCAGACTTGATTAACTGCTTACGCCAAGACGCTCCTCCGATGGAGAACGCTTGGTTCATGCCAGAAGGCTCTGCGGCGTAATTCGACATGTTCATGTTCCCGAACAAGGCCATGTGGATGTTTGCTGGCGAGATGTCGCCAGTATACGGGTCGTAGCCTAGGGATTCCTGAATGCTGAATCCGATGGGAATCTTTCGTCTTTCTTCCTGAGGGGTATACTGCCTTCCGAGATAGCCAGCCTTGTATCCAGCATGGTCGCCAGTGATATTGATGACCAGCCTTCCGTCTTCGAGACGCTTCCATGCGAATCCAGCCATCGGATTAGTCATGAAGGGCATGTTCTCTGCGAAGTTGTCGTAATGGGTCGTGCCATTGTCCCTGTCAGGGACGAAGGGAAGGCCAGCGAACAATGCGGAGACGCCCTGTGCGTGTGCCTTGTACTTGATTCCACTACCGCCGCTTTCGGTTTCATGCGTCTTCATGGACCTACTGGTGATGGCTCGTCCGCTGAGCCTGAATCTGGCAGGCTCGATGCTCACCTTGTCGGTTCCCATCTTCTTGGCCTGAGCGATGATGGAATTGACCACGTTCTTTCTGATGAAGGTCTGGCTGATTTCCGAGCCCCTGAATCCTACATCTGCCTTATGTACGCCGAGAAGGCTGTCTGGGCTTTGGTTCGGCTGTGCTTCATCCCCCTCGACGACGAACACGTTAGGGTCGTTCGAAGCAGGGTCGTAAACCTTGAACAGAGCCTCGGCCAAGCCCATCTGCTCACCAGAGAATCCGATGGCAGGAATCTGAAATTCTCTCTGCTGAACGACGTTGGTGTCTGCCGCTACGATGGAGTGGCTTCTATTGGGATGGTTGATATGCCCAGTGAAATGAGAGCCGACTGCGGTGTTGGATGCCGAGAAGGTGGGGGACTGCGACTTGTAAGCCAAGGGAGACATGTACGTCATCAGGCTGGAGTGAGGCCTGTCCTTGGACGGATTTCCGTCGGTCATGTCTGGCACATAGGCCCTAGCGGAAGAATCCATGACGGACCAAGCGGCAAGAAGGGCGTTTTGGGTGATGGGGTCGCTGAAGACAGCCGATGCCATTTTTCCAATCCAATGAGGGGAAACTCCGCTATTGTAGATGCTGTTGATGTAGTCCCTTTCATTGACGCCCATTTCGGTGGCGTATCTTCCTTCCGTGAGGTAGAAGTCCAACTGCCTGTTCAACTCGGCACGGGTTTCGTTGCCGATTTTCTGCGAAAGATTCGGGGCTTCTGGGAGTCTCTTGATGTGCTGATATGCGTTCATCACGCCAAGCATCGTCAGGATTCCATAATTGGAATTGGAAGACGTCAGGTGGCTGATGATTGCGGAAATCTGCTTGGAATCCAGAGTCTCGAAGAAAGCCTTTCTGGCCGCATCCATCTCTGGGGTGAACTTCACTGAGAAGTCGTGACCCCTGTAGGCGTCTCTGGCGGCTTTGAGCAAGGCTCTCTGCTCGACGCTGAGTATGTCTCCGACTACGAGTTTGCCATTCTTGACGACAGGCACCTTTTCGGACATGGCGACGGCCAAGAAGGGTGCGATGCCGATAGCGTAACTTTCGATGGTATGTCCGCCGTCATGCTGTGAGTTGAACGTGTTGCTCTGGGAAGGCTGTGCCCAGAGTTGGTAGAAATTCGAATCAGCCGTAAGGGACTGGGTCACTCCGATGCCTTTCTCCCAAGAAGTCAGATAAAGGGCGGAATGGAGTGCGTGGATGCCATTCGTGTAGGGACGGGCGGAGTCGATGAGTACTCCCCTTTCGCTGAATGTGCCGCCCTGCTGGGTCTGCACGATGGTGGCCGCAAGGTCGGACAGCGGACCGATGTAAGACATGGGCCTAGTGACGTTCCCGTTTCCGTCATTGATTGCACCGAAGATGATGGACCTAGCCGCAAGGTCCTTCAAGACGGACGCCTTTACGACTGGGATGTTGTACGACCTGTTTCCTACGCCAGAGGGAACGAGTCGGTTGTTCCAGATGGGAAGTTCCATGTTCCGCTTGTGCGTGAGTGCGGAAGAAGTGTCCGCAACCAAGTTCTCTTGCAGGACGAGGCCTCCGTCGGCACCACGATAGCCTCTCAGCAGTGCTAGTTCTTGGATGAATCCAGTGGAGACAGAGCCTCCGTCCCCAATTTTTTGCACGTTTCTGTGGACATAGTCCCTGCTGGAGTTCTGGACGTCGCCGATTAGCAGGGTGGCGGACTGGGCCAGAGTTGCGGCCTGCGAAGAAATCTTGATAAGGAGCCTCATCTTATCAAGACCTGAAACTTCAGCCTCTTGGTCGGACAGTTCGTTCAGGACCTTTTCCGCAAGCGACCTCGTGGCGTAGGCGGATGAAGTCACGGACATCAGGTTATCTTGGATGTTGCTGTCGGAGTGGAATCTTCTTTCTCCGATGTCATCAATAAGTCCGTAGAAACTGAATTCCCTTTGCCCGATTTTGAAATCCGTATTGGTGATTGACCCAGCCCTGATTGTGGACTCTGAAGTGAATCCGACCATGGGCATGAGGGTCTGCAATTCGACGAAAGCATCCCTCACCTCTGGGCTGTAGCCGCTCGCATAAATGGCTGGTGCGATTCCGATTTGATTGTAAGTTCTGGACGCCTCCATGTTGCGTGGGTCGGTATGGCTTTCATAGATGGACATCGAACTACCGAATGACCTGTGGGACTGCGTACCGACTCCGTTGACGGAGTGAGTCCTGAATCCAGCGAGGTCTGGCTCAAGCATGGCCAGAGACGCTTCGTCCAATAGCGAGAACTTGACGGCCATCAGTTGGTCGGCCTGCGTCGGGTCCATACCCTCGGTACCAGAGGACAACTTTTCGATAATCTTCTGATAGAACGGCTTAATCAGGAACATCTTTCTCGCAATCCTCCTGTTGAGCAATTCGGCCTGCTGTTCGATGGCCGCTCTCATGAGCCTTTCGGCATCCGTGTCAGCAAGGCCTTGTTTGACACCAAAGTATCCAGCGTCCAGATACCCCTTATTGGCCCACTTATCAGTCAGTTTAGCCCAAACGGCATCCTCGACCCAGTCGGGCTTCCTCGGAATAAAAACCGCTCTTCCAGTCGTAAAGTCAAAGTTTAGAAGACCGAACCTGTTTTTTCCGTAACTTCCTACGGAAGAATTCATGCTCTGGAAAATCGTATCGAATTGCGGAGGCATCGCATCACGACCAACCAGAGTATCAATGAAATTTCTTACTGGGTCGTTGGTGCTGTAGTATGAGTTGCCCTTGAATGCGGCATCGACGGAAGAAATCAATTTCTGCGGAGTGGCATTTTCAACGTCGAACTTGGCCTTCATCAAGGCACCGACGCCCATAGACCTAGTGGCGGTTCTTTCGTGGACCAACTGCCTGTGTGCTATTGAGATGAGGTCAACCAGTTCTCCCTTGGTCAGTGTCTCAGGGAAGTCCGTAAGGTCCACTTGTGAGAACAGGGCGGCGTTGGAAAGAAGAAGTCCGTCTTCGCTGATTCCCCTGCTCTTGAGGATTTCTGGGAGGTCTTTTGCCTTAACCACCGACGGGAAGTCGTCTCTCGTGATGATGTCCATGGCCTCGGTGGGCGTGATTAACTCGCTTTCAGACACGACGATGCCGTCGATGATTCTGGCGATGTCTTCGAGCGTCACAGTAGTCTGCCCGTCCTTGGCTATTGCGTTGTAGATGCCAAGGCTTCCGTCGCCGTGGCCCTGAACCGAGGCGTTATCAAACTCTCCGTGGAGGAGGTTCCTCGTCCTGTCTAGCGATTGTGCCTTGTTGCCCCTCACTCTGATGATGCCCTGCCTGAAGGCGAGACGGGGGACGCCGTCCTTACCGATTTCCCAGCCTCTTCCGTAGAAGGCTACGGCATTGAGTCGCTGTAGTTCGTTGTCGAGAGTCCTCAGGACCCAAGACACCAGAGCACCTCTGGCCATCAGTTTAAGGGGGTCGTTGGACCTTTCTTCTGGCTTCAGCCTAGAGTCCCCAGTGCCAGCAATCATCAGATTGGCCACACGGATGGGGGTTTTGTTCTTCAGGGCCAGTCCGATGGCCTTGATGCTGTTGCCAGCGTACCCGATTTCCATGGCCCCCTTGATTGCGTCCAGACCATTGACTCTGGTCATGTCAGGGTTGATGCCAGTGGAGTTCAACTCCTCTTGGGTCATCCTCGACCTGCTTTCGGTCAGGTTGGCCTCGATTTCATGCTTCTGGGACAGGTACTGCATCGTGCTGACAGTACTGAAGATTTCCTTGGCCTTGGCGGCAAACGAGCCGACGTCGAGGCCGTGGGGGCCAGAGTCAGCCATCTTGCTGATAATCTGGAATGCGTTGAGGGCCTGCATCGAACGCCTCATGTACTTCAGCGAGTTGTTCATGCCGTTGTACAGCCTGTAAGCCAGAGGAGAGTTCTCGACGGAGAGCATTCCGATTCCGCTCTCAAGGAGGTTCTCAAGTTCCATGACATGCTCGCAGACGATGTCCTTGGCATGTGCTTCCCTGATTTCACCACGCCTGAAGGATTCCATGGCCTCCTTGGCCTTGTTCCTGATGTCTGCGATTCTCTTGGACAGCCTTTCTGCGTTCACCCTAGACATGTGCCCAGCGGGGTGGTGCATGTGTGCGTCCGCAAGCCCGAGCATGGACTCTTCCGCAACCCTGATGAGGTTGGGGTAGGCGTACTGCCTGAGGTGCATGTGCATCGGAGAGCCAGCCATCTTGATGATGGACTGGATAATCTGTGCGTTCTGGAACTGCGTGGGGGAACTGGAGGGGTCGTCGGTGAAGAAGACCCTACCGCTGTCATTGACCACTCTTTCGGTGCTCAGGGTCCTGCCAGCCTCGCCCGTGATGTTGTTGAGCAGAATCAGGCCTGCGTTCTGGAACAACTTGCTGTCCTTGACGGAGACGGAGTCGGTCCATTGCTCACGACGCTGGATGGCATGCTGGACTTCGTGCAGGATTGTCTCGACGGCGTTACGCTCGAAGTCGATGCCGAAGGATGCGTAGTCTAGGTGGTCAGGGGAGCCACGTTCGTGCATCTCCTTGCCGATGAATCTGTCGATACCGAGCGTGATGACGTCCGCATCTGGGTTGTAGTAGGCACCATATCCGTAGTCCCACTCGACCCTGACATCCTTGAGGGACGGGTAATGCAGGTACAGGAGCCTGTGGTCCAGCAGTTCGCCTAGTTTGAGCGAGTCCGTGGACATCATGGGGGCCTGACTACGCATGAAGTCCTTGTAGTATGCGTCGAAGTCGGCCTGTCCTCCCTTGGAGAACGGAATAAGGTGCAACTTGCCTCCGACCTTTTCGGTCAGAAGTCTTGCTTCCTTGTCGCTGAATTCGAAGGCCTTGTAGTACTTGCCGCTGTCGGTCTTTACGAAGCGAAGGGCACCAGAGGCGACCATGTCAATCTCCTTGGCGGACATGCCAGCAAGCATGAGGTTCGCACTTCCAGACTTGCCAGACTTGATTCTGTAGGGCGACGGCTTGTTGACGTCGTAGCCCATCTGCCTGTATTGCTCATGAAGAGACTTGACCGCTTCGGCCACCCTCTTGGTGAACTTGTGATGACCCTTGGCTTCGCCAGTGATGTTAAGGGACGCACCGATGATTGAAGATGCGTTGCCGAGCCTTCTTCTGGTGCTGTTGTTGGCTACGTTCTTGGCCGTCGAAAGAGAATCCAAAGATGCGTTGGAAACAGTATGGATAATCTTGGCGTAACCCCTGTTCGCTAGGGCTTTTGCGTAATCGGCGGGAGTGGTGTTGGCCCAATTGGCCGTGACCACGGGATTCCCGTTCTTGTCGATACGCATGAACGTATTGCGGGTCCTGCCATAGTAGTTGTTGGGGTCGCCTGCTAGGATGCTCTTGGCCATTTCGGCCATCATCGCACCAGTAGCGACGCCATGCAGGTAGACTAAATCTGCGTTGTTGATTCCGCCTTCGTACAGGCTTCTGACAAAGTCCTGAAGACCTTGAGCGGAGCCTTGCTTTGCAGGGTCGAAAGGAATCTTGAGTGCGTTTGCGATGTCTGCGACATGTCCGACGTGCCATCCGCTGTCGTAAGCCTTGAAGGTAGTGCCAGTGCCCCTGAGCCCAGAGAACGGAACGACTCCTAAGATGGTGGTTTCGAGGTCGGTGGGCATCTCGACCTTCCCTCTTTCCCCGAACAGGGAGTGCATGGGGTTCGTGAGCCCAGTGGAAGGCTCCGTGGTCATGTTCAGGGCGTCTCCCTTGTCCGTGTAGGAGCCCATCAGGGTCAGTCCCTCGTTGATTGCCACGAACTTGGTGCCGTTCAGGTCCGAGATACCAGTCAGGATGATTGACTTACCCTTGTCAGTGCTGGACAGGAATCTGGCTACTTGGACATCCGTGTTGGCGTCTTTTGCTCCGAATTCAATCGGGTAAGAAGGGCTGGTCGGGGAATAGACGTCCGCATACGCACCCTCCGTATCCATGGAGGACGCAACGTTCTCACGGATAAAGGCTTCGTTTCCAGCACGTCCGAAGTTCGAGAGCGTCTGCCTGTCGCCTACCTTGGTGAAGGCATGGCTGGCCCACTGGCTGGTCTTGTACTTCTGATAGACGTGCCAGAAGATGCCTACTTTGTGCGGGATTCCGTTGCTGTGTACAGTAGGAAGGGTCTTTTGGTCGTATTGGTCGAAGAACTTAGATACGATGTCGGGCAGTGCCCACTTGGCGGCATTAATCTGGGCCGTGAACATCATGCCTAGGCTCAGGATTCTGGACTCTCCCTTGAGGAAGGACTCAGTGATTCCAATCGCCCAGTTATTCAACGCCGACTGGACCTGCTGTGGCATCAGGGCCAGAAGGTCGATTGGGTTTCCAGCAGGGTCTAGGGGCTTGAAGCCAGAGAAGTAGCCGAACAGTTTGCTGGCGTACCTAGGCATCTCCCCGTTGGGCGTTTCGATTGTTCCAGAAACCCAAGACGGGACTCTGGAGGGTCTGACCTTAACGGCAGGGTTGATGGAGAACCCTAAGGCCATATCAGAGTAGGCCTTTTCCTGACGCTCATTGACCCAAGCATCAAACGAAGCGGCGTCTTTGTTAGGGTAGGAAGTATCGGCGTTGAATTCTGCGTAGTGCTGTCCGAGCAGTACGCCAACCCTGTAAGACGCAAGCATGTCTCCGTCCATCTCCGCAAATGCGGTCCTGATGGCGTCGGCACGTTTGTTCTTAAAGTCAATTAGGCCCTGAAGGTAGATGCCAATCAGGGTGGCCGCAGAGGTGACGGAACCAGCGGAAGACAGGGAGTAGTCGGCCAGTCCAATCTGCCTGTTGCCCTGAGGTCCAGCCCTCAGTCCAGCAAGGACTCCGCCAGAGAATTCGGCCCTAGGGTCGTAGGTGGCTTCAAGGGCGTCGAACAGGGGGCCGATGGCTTCCCTGAACTCTTCCGAATTCTTGATTAGTTTGCTGAGTTTTACTACGGGTACGTCGTTCGGACCCTGAGACTTGCCGTGGAACCTGACATCATTGATGTGGTTCTGAATATCAAAGGAGAAGTCTGAGACTTCCTTAGACTTATGCTCGATGGTAAGGGGGAAGAACTTAGGTCTTCCGTCTCCGCCAATACTCGTCATCAGGTTCGCAGACCCGCTGTAGACAGAAGAAGGCTTAACCTGCTGGTCTGACAGCGACTCTTGGATGATTCCGTCGCCGTAGTCGTCGGACTTTGGAGCAATCTCCGCCATGTCCAACTTCTTGACGTTCTTTTCTGCGGCCTGCTGGGCTTTCGCCACGGACTTGAATACCCCGAGCAGGTTGCCGAAGGGATTGAAAAGTTTGAAGGAGGGTTCTTCCCCCCTGATTTCGTAGCCGTTTCCGTCCGTGTAGAAACTGCGTCCGTTCTGGAGTTCACGCTTAACGAAACTGCCAATCATGGCATTCCGACGCATGGGCTCATAGGCCAGACCCTTATTGAACCTGAGTGCACCCAACTGGCCCCTGAAGGCTTCTGGGAAAATCTGAGACTGCTTCAGGACGTTCGCCATGAGGTCGAACCTGAGCGAGTGAATGGGGTAATTGGGTCCGTCTCTGCCGCCAGAGTAGCCCTCTGGGGCGTTGATGTAGGACTCGTCGTTACGCTTACGTCCGCCCCAAGTCTCGTACATGATGTCCCTGACACGCTCGGCGTTGGAGCCGAACTCTGGCCTGAGGAACTCTGCGGAGGGCTTTCTCTGGCTCGGGTCGAGAGACTGCTGTTCGAACCAGTTTACGAAAGTCTCGGAGAAATGGCCGAAGTCCTTGAACAGAGACTTCACATCACCCCTCTGCCACATGTTCATCTTACGCCTGTTCAGCACGTTGATGTCCATGGCGTGGACAGTGACATGCGAACGGGGGTTTCTCAGAGGCGAACCATTCTCGTCAACCTTACTGATGGTCAGTTCGATGGCGAAAGGTGCGAAGTGTCTTAGGGTGACGGGGACTTGACGGCCTTTTAGTCTTTCGCCGAGGGCGGCTTCCACGACCTGCTGGCTGAATCCTAGGTATTGGCAGGTGAAGGAATTGAACACTGGCTTGCCAGCATCAACCTGCTTGATGACATCGACGAGCCCCCTGAGGATGTCGAACTCCTCCTTGCTGTACACGCCGCTGTCATAGACGGCCTGCCATGCCTCGTTGGTGAGGTTGGTAAGGTCGATTTTCTTAGTTCCGTTTGCAGTGACATCCCACTTGGGCTTGATTGCGTCAGAAAGGGTGTCGAGGGCGTTGGCAATTTTGTCGGCGTCTTCGGTAATCTGGAATTCAATCTCCTTTTTGCTCTTCACCTTGCCGCCCTTGAGGAACCTCTGCTTGCCGTTCTGCTTCATGTACGCTTCGGCCTTTTCGCCCTGTAGCGTCATGACGTTCACATCCCCGTATCTGAGGACGTCCCTCATGGTCTTGTCAGTCCACTGGTCTAGCAACTCAAACGACTGGAACTTTCCGTCATCCCAGAACACTGACTCTAGGAGCGTGGTATCACCCTTGACCTTCTTCTTGATGAGTACTCCAGCGGCCTCCAAGTCATTGACTTTTCTTTGGTTCATCAGGGTGAACCAATTTTCCATGGTGTACCTGATGGACTTGAACTTGGGGTCACGAAGGAAGATGTCTGGAGACTTTCTGAGTAGGCTGTTCGACTGATTGTATGCGAACACTTCATGAATCATCCTTTCAAGGACGGGGTGGTCATGGAAGAGTCTGAATTTTGTTACCTTTCCGTAGCCATTGTCCCTCTCTTCTGGTGTGAAGGGATTTTGAGGGTCTGCGGCCAACTCTTTTCTGACTTCGGCCAACTGCTCCTTAACGTAGGCTATGTTCCCGTAGCCTCCGTCTTGGGTCTTGTCCGATGGCCCATAAAGCCATGCGTCATCAAGTCCAAATCTTGCTTTGCTGTACTGACCGATAAACTCTGCCAGAACTGCATCTGGGACTACTCCGCCATCTACAGCCTTGCCAATGAAGTTTCTTACGGACTCGTGTGCGGTATTGTCGTTTCTGCTGAATAGAGTGTCCAAGAATCTGTGAGAGTATTCATGGACACCAGTCTCAGGGCTGGCGGCTTCTTTGTTTAGCCAGATGATGTTTCTTCCGCCAAAAGTAAGGTCGCCTCCCTTGACAGAACGTGCCTCCTCAAAAGTTCCACCTACTTGGTGCATGAACTCCTGCTGTCCGTACTCCTTAATCATTTCCTCGGCACTCTTAAATCTCACCTCGGAGTCCGGAGAAGTCACCCACCCCATCATGAACTGTGCTCTTACAGTGGCGGATACTCTTGCGGAGCCCTTTGAGTCTACGAACTTGAGAAACTCCCTGACTTCTTCCGCATGCCTAGGATTGGTCTTTGAAATCTCTACAATCTGGGCATTGTCAAAGTTCTCGATGATTCTAGAGTGTGCGATGCTGTGGTTGTAGACGTTATGGATGTGTCTAAGGCCTCCAGAGAAGCCTCCCCAAGCAAAGCCTACGCCCATGCCGCTTGACGCACCTTCGCCTCTTGCGTTCGCATAGCCAAGTACGCCCATGTAAGCGGCGTCTCCGATGGCTCTCTTGAGGGTCGGGAATGCCATGGATGCAGGCCAGCCAACTACGACGTTGGTGAACTTGGCTACGACCTGAGCCTCCTTGCTCATCGAGATTCTTCCCCCGTTAAGGGCCAGTCGCTCCATCAGGTCCATGCCAGAATAGGCAGGGTTAATTTTCACGACCCCTTGGGCGGCATCAATCAGTTCGTTGCCGAAGACGCTGGCATACTCTGCGATAGGCTTAACTCCAAGAGAGAAGAGTACGCTTCTTACTGGACCAAGTTCCGTGCCTCTGGCCGCAACTTCAGTTACATCGCTGAGAAGGGTCGAGGAGCCGTTGGCAAGTTCGTTTGGAACATAGCCGAGCCTAGATTCGATTGCGGTGGAGCCTCTTGCGATTCTGTCCTTAATGAAGTCGAAAGGCTTGGAAACAACTTCCGCAGTTCCGACCATCGTCTCGCCAGTTAATTTTTGTGATAGTTTTCTAAATTTGGCGGCGTTTACCGAGAACCAGTCTTCAGCCTGCTTGGCATCTTGGGCCAGAATCGTACCAGTCGCTTCTTCTGCGACGTCCTTGAACGCATTGATGGACGATTTGAGCCCGTTACGCTTAAAAGCAGACTTGATGAACTGAGGCGTATCTAACCCAATGTAAGAGACTGCATTGGCAAACTTAGGGTCAATGAGCGAACGGGCGAATTGCCTGTAGTCATCAGGAACCCAGTCCTCTAACACAGTGTCCTTCCCTTCTTCTAAGGCGTTGCTCTTGTTGCCCCACCATCTGGCTTCGTTGAACTGCTTGATTCTGTCTTCGACAGTTCCTCCGCCAGTGATGAAATCTTTGAACCTAAACAGCGGAGAAGAGGGGTCTTCGGACTGTGCAAGAAGCACATACAGGTCACGTGCGTCTCTGGCGATGCCGTCCGCAACGGATACTGATGTCTTTACTGGGTTGTTTGAGAATACGCCCTTTACGATGTCAACAGGGACATGGGCGATTGTTTCGACCATCTTCCCGAAGTGACTGAACGAAAACTTGTTGCGTCTGTGATTCGCTTCTTCGAATTGCCTGAAAAGATTTCTTCCCTCTGGCGTTGTATGGTCAAAGGTTCTATCCCTGTTCTCCTGCATGAAGTCATAAACTTCATCGTTTGTAAGAACCCCGCTGGGAGATTCGTCGATGTTGCCAGACGCAGTCGGGTAAGAGAGATGGATTTGCTCCATCGCCCCGCCTTTGAACAATTCATTAGCCGCCCTGTTTAGTAGGGCGTCTTCGTCGGCGTTGAATTTAGGGTAGTTGTTTTCCATTATCGGCCTCGGACAGTGCCACGCATCATCTGAGATTGCTTGGATTGCTGCCTTCCGTCGATTAGGTCGATGCCGTTGTTTCCTGCAACATCTTTCAACTTCATCAATACGCCTTCTCTTGCGTTGTCTAAAAGCATCATTTCGTTGCCACCTAGTCTGGTGAACATCGTGGAGGCTCTTTGGGGAACCATGCTCTCTGCGATGGCCATGTCGTTGTCGGACACGTTTCCTCCCATGCCCTTCATGTCTTTCATGATGCTAAGGTAGTCCATCTTGATGTTGGACTCCAACGCCCTAGCCATGGCCGAGTCCCCAGAAGGGTCCAATGAGCCAAGATAGGTGTTACCAGCGTAGATTCTTTTCAACTGATTAGACATCTGCTGGAATCTCTGGACTCTGCCGATGAGCGACCTGAAGTCTTGGGCCTTCATATCACCGCCCTTGAACGGAAGACTCTTGACGCCCATCTTACGGGCGATGCCGAACGCAGACACGGACTGGGTGGTTCCATTTCCAGCATCGACGCTGTAAGAGCCCTTTGGGGCCATGAGCATCTGATAACTGCTCTTTTTGCCGTCTTCCGAATAGTCCTCAAAGTCAATGGCTTCTCCGACTTGGAACAGGGAAGGCCCCTTGCTTTTCATCAGTGATTCGACGGCTCCATAGTCGCCGATGCCTGCATAGAACTTGGCGTCGTTAATTCGGAAATCTGCGTTATTGGAAGCGGCACGTTCTTTTTCCATGCCTTCCCCGTACTTAGCACGGGCTTTCTGGTACTCTTCCCTGCCGATTCCACTGTACCCAGACAGGTGTGCGTACCTATTCCCCGTAATACGCTGAGAAATGTCTTCCTCTGTCTGTCTTTGGTTTCCGCCAAACATCTGGCCAGTAGTAAGGCCAGCCTGACCTTTTACGTCACCAGCATACTGGGAGTAGTCTTGTGAGTCTTCCATGGTTTATTTGAATTCAGGGGTTGCGATGTTCCCGTCCTTGTCGGTGTAGATTGCGTCTACGCCAGACTTGTCCCCTCCCACTTCGAAAAATACCCATTTGTACCGAGTGGAAGAGTTGACAGGGTCTTTCTTGGCCTGCTCAAACAGTTCCTTGAAGGTCTTTGGCTTCGAAAGGTCAGACGACTCTTGGTCCTTTTCTTTATTGGCTTCGTTTGCCTTCTTCGAGGCTTCGCTAGCCTTTTTTACGTGGGCGGTCCCTAGGTCAAGAATGGCACCGACGTACCTCTTTGAGACTCCTTTTTCGTCTGGTTTTCCTAGAATCCCATACTTTTTGTCGCTCGGGTCCATTACGTAACTAGGAGAGATGATTCTAGGCTCTGCCGAGTCGGACCATTTATCGCTCTTGGGGATGTCTTCGTAGACGACTTTGCCGCTCTCCGTCCTTCCAGTGGACCTTTTCCACCTATTGGCCTGCCCCTTGAAATCGTAAGCGGCCACGAATTTCTCCATTACCTTGTCGGCTGGAACCTTATAGACGCTGGTGGTCCTTCCGCTTTCATCCAGACCCTTTCTAACATCCTCCCATACTTCATTCTGAATCGAGTTCGGGACATCTTTCATTTTGCCCGAATTAGGGAAAAACCTAGAATCGTTGGTGTCTTTCCCAGAAAGAACCTTTGTGAGTGCATCGACTTCAGACTGGGTTACAACGTTTCTAGCGGCGGAAATTTCGTCTCGCTTTGCCCTTTCGGCCTCACTCTCTCTCTTCAATTCGGTTTTTGCTTTTGCGGCAGTTACGCCAGCCCCAACTGGTGCGGCCCTTCTGACTCCGCTTCCAAGCCAATTTATGGCCGTTTTGTTCCCAGCCCAATCTTGGAAAGATTCAGTGGCTCTCCTTACTGGCCCCTCTCCTACGAGTGCACCCAGCGTATTCCTGACGGCGGCACTTGCGGGGTTACTAGAAGGGCGATTAAGCCAAGCAAAAGCAGGGTCTGGCACAATCATTGTGTCGTTTTCTACGACTTTGCGGCCAAGGGTGGAACCCAAGTCAGCGTCGCTGATGGTCGGCACCTGAATGCCGCTGTTTTTGTTGACCTTTACTGCCATGTCGAACGGCTTTCCTCCGCTTTCTGCAAACCTCTTGATGATTCTTTCCTGCTCATCTTTGCCTACAGAAAAATCCTTATTCTCCATCCCGCTTTGAACGATGTAATCGCCAAAATTAAGGATAGGGGTCTTAGGGTCACCTGCGTCTGGAGTGACCCTTAGGTGGGCGTAGTCGGTAAGGTTCGTATTTTTCTTTAGAATCTTTACGGCCCTGTCCACGTTCCCAGCCTCCCTTTCGGTGACGTCTACGCCAAGATTAAGAGCGGTATTCGCTGGAAGTCCGAAGTCGTCAGTTACGAATTTTACGATTTTTCTTTCGAGTGAGTTTGCCATTGTTGTAAATTAGTTAATTTCCGAATCCTTTTCCAGATTTTTGAGTGGGGTTACTTTTTGTGTACTCCCTGCTTCGTGTGAGGGATTTTTCATTGTACTTCTTTGATAGGAATTCCCTGTGTCCGCTTTCGTACCTGTCAGAGAAAGCATTTGGCATGTCCTTCTTAAGTTTTTCAATGTCTATGAATTCTGCGAAAGGCTTGAGCGAATCAGGATGACTTTGGCCAAGAGCGACACGAAAAATTCGTTCGTTCAGAAATTCGTCGATGTCTTGATTGCTCAACGGCGGCTTGACTGTCGGGGAAGCACGTGAAGTCCTGATTAAATTTACCGCCTGTCTGTCAAACTTGTCAGAATCTTCCTGACTCATCCCAGCGGCCATGTGCTTTTCTCCGCCAATTGCGTTTCTGGCAAGTGCGACACCCGCCGCAGTGGTTCCGCCAATCATGGCACCCTGAGGCCCAACCATGGAGCCAGTAGAAATTCCGTGGCTAAGTGTTCTAACATTAGACGCCTGAGTCTTGTTAGAGTTGATTCTGTCCATGATTTTAGCCTCTAACTTCTTGTCCCCGTAAAACCTAGCCACCTTAAGGTCTTCCATTTCTTGGGAGGTTTCATCAAGCATTGATGCGGCGATTTCTCCACCGATTCCGACCCCAAGGCCTACCCCTAGTGCGGTACCAACGTTAGCCGCACCCCTGACAAGTCCGCTTTTCCCAGAAAGACTGTTTCCAATCCAACTAGGTGCCATGAATTTTCCGACTGCACCTCCGAGTTTCCCAGAGTTAGCGGCTGTGACCTCTAGCCCTTGCAGTGCCTTTGGGAGATTCTTTTTAGGGATGTATTGGGCGTTGTTAGCGAAATCTACGGACCACAGGGGGATGTCATGGATACCCTTCCCAGTTCCAGTGGCCTCTGCACGTCTCCCGCTACGGCCAGCATCCCACCATCTGGCTGGGGGCATGACCACAGTTTCACCTACGACATCTTGTGCGACAAATTCGCCAGCATGACGGACATAGTCCGAGAAGGACGCACCTTTGGGCTTGTTTTGGTCAGTCATGCCATCGTCGCCTTGATGTGCAAGTACTCCAAAGACAGGGCCTTTGGCTAAATCATGGTACTTAATCGGCTGAGCCATGTTAAGTAGTTGGGGCCTCTAAGGGTGCCCCTCCAGATGAGGAGGGTGCGGTAAACGACCTGTCGAAGATTCCTCTGGACCTGTTGTAATCCAACTGGCCGCTCTTAATGAGTTTATCAATAAGTGCCGCCTTTTTCATTGGGTCGGTTTCTTCATCAATTCTTTGCCTAAGGCTGTCAAAGTTTGCCTGCATGTCTCTGGCAATCGGAGAGTAACGCTCTGTCTTTACCGAGCCGTCTGGGTTTCTGGCAACCTCGTCAATCATGACTGGGGAGCCGTCTGGGTTTTTGGCACCAGAAGGGTCTGGAATTTTCTTACCAGTCTTAACTTCAAAATCTCCAGTATCACCAAATTCGTACGCACCGCCCTTGGACGACATGGCAGTATGCCAAGCCAGTTCGGCGGCTTCCAAGTTCGCATTTGCATCTTGAATAAACTTGTCGTCTTCAGCCTTTTTGGCGTTTGTCCTGACAGTATCTGCGGTGGAGGCACGTTCCTTGATTAAGGCTTTTTCTCTTTCAAGGGAGGCATTGGCCTCGATTTCCCTCTGCTTTACTGCGGCGGAGGTTTCAAGGCCCCTTTGGGCCGTAGCGGCGGCAGTCTCAATGCCCCTTTGGGCCGTAGCGGCGTCTGCTTCAATCTTACGCTGTTGGGTTCCAGCATCAATTCTGGCACCTTCTCTTTGGAAGTTCCTGTCGAATTGCAGTTGTTCTCCGAGAAGTCTCTGTTGGTCCCTGTACATCTCCCTTTCAAAGTTGAACTGGTTGCTCTGCATCACGCCAGCCTGCCTGAGATTCTCTAGGCTCTTGTTGGCCATGCCCTGCATGCCACTGCCGATGATGGAGTTCGTGGCATTCTTGACCATGTCGGCACCAAAAATGTCGCCCATGGTCTGAGGGGTGATTCCCCTGTTGCTCGATTGTCCTAGGAATCCGCTTCCGATGTTCATGTTTATTCAGTTAGAGATGCGGCCCCGACGGCTCTGATGCTTGCGGCGGTCATGATTTCCTCGAACGGACGAGGATTCGTGCCAGCGTCAGGTCCGACAGTAGCCAATTCAGCACCAGCGGCCTGAGCCTGTCTGATTTGCTGAGCCCTGATTTGCAGGGCATTGTTAGCCTCGATGTTCGAGGAGTTGACGTCAGAGACGAGGGTGATGTCGGCGGGATTAATGATTGGTACGGCGGCGGCGGTGTTCATGGCCGAGTTTCCGCTGTTCGTCTTGTAGGTCAGTTTCTGTTCGTAAATCTTGTGGTCAGATTCCAGACCGAACGAAAGAGACTTCATTTCGAGTTCCACGGACTTAAGTTTCTGCTCGAAGCCAAGAAGAGTGCTGTAGGCGTAGGTGTTGTTGTGGCCACCACCGAACATCGAACTCATGGCCAGTCCGTACTGGGCCAAGATGGCGGCAGTATCCACTTCGACAGTCTTGGAAGTGATGTCGGATAGGTAGTTCGAATTGAAATCTGGTGCGGACGGGGAGTTAGTCTCGATGGCCGTCTTCAAAGTGGCGTAGCCAGCCGCAACCCTGTTGACGAATCCGCCAGAAAGCGTGGCATCAGTGGCGACAATCTGAGATGCCACTCCATTGAACGCAGTGACAGCCGCCTGCATTTCAGCCGCACTACTTCTACCCTTCATGGTCACTCCGTTCAAGGAGTCCACTTGTGGGTAGGTGTAATCTAGTGTGGGTGCTGGGTCTGGCATCAGAAGGAGGAGAAAATGGAGCGTCCAGCCAACGAAGCCTCAACGCCTATGCTCATGATTCTTACTTTTCCTGACTTTACGATGATTTCCAGCCTACCACCCATTGACTTTTTGTTAGCCAAAGCACGTCTAACCGATGTGCCGATGTTGCCACTGAAGATGTCCATTCGGGTAACTCCGTCTGGATTGGTGGTGATGAACTTTGTTTCGACCTCTGCGGCGTTTTCGGTGGCCAGATAAACGTAGATATCGTCGTACTTCTTGTCGAAGTGCGTCTTGAACATGTACATGCGGGAACGAATCTTGGCCTGCACGGGCGTCGTGACATCAAGACTGCCCTCGTCGAGCAGGAAGACGCCTCCAGTGCCCTTGTTGACGCCCCAAAGCCTCGGTACGCCGTCCTTACGGGCTACGCAGAGGAAATCCATGTCCACAGGGTAGAGGTGAATGGACTCAAAAAGGCCCTTATTGGCCGTATTTAGCACCAAAATGGCCCTTTTGTTGAAACCGCCGAGGAGGGGCAAAGAGTAATAGTGCCTGCCATTCAGCCCAACCGCACAAACTGTGTCGATTTTCGTCGGGTCGATGGCGTCGATGATGTCCTGAATGACTGTCGAGATGGGTGCGGAGCCTTCGGTGAACTTTCCGCCCTGAATCGCCTTGATTCCGTCCCTGTCCAAGAAGGTCAGGAGGCCACCACTCTCCGCCCAGCCCTCTTTGGACTGAACTCCGTCCTGAGCCGACACTCTCTGGACTCCGTGCATGGTGTTCTTGTTGAGTTCTCTGCCGACATTGGCAAAGTAGCCCATGCCAGCCTCCACCACGTAGATGCTACGCTTGCCCAAAACAGTCATGGTGTTGCCGTTGGGCACGATGGCCTGAATCGGGTCGTAGGTGTGCTGAATCAGATTCACGCCGTCGATGGGGTCGAACGTTCCAGAGCCGTACTGGGTGAAGGATAATTGAGCGTTTTTGGCCGTAACCAGCCTGTTGATGATTCCAGCACAGGCCACGAAGTCTGGGTCGGTTGACTCCATGGTTGCGGCGTCTTGGTAGCCTTGACCACGGGCTTTTGTCTTTTGGGCCAGACTGACGGGAGTGGCCAAACCAGTCTGGCAGTTGAAACGGACGTTCTCTCCCCAGAGCAGGATGCTGTCGCCAGCCGCCGAATGGGCGGAGCAGGCATAGGTCACTGGAAGGGCGGGGGCATAGACCTTAGCACTCCCCTTTCTGGGGATGACCACGCCATCGTTCAGTTCAACGTTCTCGGCATACTCAAGGAGTCCAGCCTCGGCTGGGAATCCAGCGGAGTTTGGGTAGGAGGCGAACGCTTCGAAGCGGAGGTCGCCGTCGGGCATGATTTCTCTAGGCATTTTAGTCGGGGATTGTTACGTAATTGATTTTAGCCTTAGGGGGAGTCGTGCCTGAGCCGTCGGAGGGAAAGGTAATGGTGGCTACGTAGGTCCCATATTCATAAAGGTAATTCATGGGGTCTTCTGGGAACATCTCATTCGAGATTGATACGTCAAGCGTGTACTCGTTCCCATGCCAGTCGTTGTATGTGATGTTCACTTGGCAGTAAATCATACTTACCTGCGTCGTGTACCAGTCGTATCCGATGTATCCAGTCATTCCCCCAGCGGCATAGTGATGAATCCCGTTTCTTACAGGTCCATTTCCGTCCGCCTCGCCTCCGTAACTGTACCCAGTTCCTAGGTTAAGGTAAAGTTCGTCGTCATAGTCACCAACACGTTTGGTGCTGAAGCCCATGGCAGTCAGGAATGAGCCAGATGGAGACTCTGCCGAGTTGAGATGGACGCTTACTGGGAAGGCCTTAAGGAGTCTGGTAAGGGCTCTTGGGTAGCCAGCAGAATGACGTGCCTGCCACGGAGACTCCAAGTCGCTCCAATTTTCAGATACTGGAACTGAAAATTGAAATTCGGGGTTTGGAAGGAATCCAGCACCCTCCCATACGGGTGCCCTTAGGCTGGCCCAAGTATTCCCTCTCGGAGTCTGTCCTTCCCAGTCTAAAGGCTGGGTTCCGATAAAACTCTGCTTAATCAAGGTCATACCCTAGCGTAGAAGTATTGGGCGGACACGGCGGTTACTCCGCTTCCGACCTGAAGTCTGTCGCCCCAAAGTGAACTTGTGACCAACTGGTGGGATACCCCGTTAATAATCTGAGCCAATGCGACGTATGAGGAGTTAACGTCTGTAGATGGGAGCGCAGCCCCGCCTCCGATGTAGACCTCGGAGGACTTAGGAAAAAACTTTGTCACGTCATCATAGTTGCACTGCACCCACACCCATCCGTTTTCTACGCTGAGTATGGATTGCATGTTAGACGGCACCACATTGTTGACCATGCCAGTTATGACCTTCCACTGAGTGACACCTAGATGTTTTCCATGTTTTACCACCAAGAACGGGTGGTCTTTTTCGTTAGCCGCCGCAGGCGTAATGAACACGTCACTCTTTAGCACTTGGGCCACTAACCACCCGCTAGGTGAGCCTGATGTCGGCTCAATGCGAGCAATGCAGATGTCCTCGTCCAGCCAAGTTCCATCGTTTGCTAGGGCGATTACAGTCCACTTCTTCGGAGTACCATCGACTTTCCTTAGGATGATGTGCGTCGGGTTGGTAGAACTGAACGCTCCGCTACCCCACTTTACGCACCCGTCATCAGGTGCCTCGGTGCCGTCCTCTTGGTAGATTTTGTTACCGCAGGCGTAGGCAGTCTCCGAAAGGATGAAATGCTTAGGGTTGTTACTGCCACCCTTGTCGTTCCTGATGCTTCCGTTCCCGTACTGAACAGAGTTCTGCCTTACGTTCTGAACGCTGTAGTTGAAGGTGCGTCCAGCAGTCCTGTCCGTGTAGTCTTCGTCCCTGACAACCCCGACTTGGCATCTCCACTTCCCGTCATAAAAGGACACCTGCCAAGGATGTAACGGCCAAGGCTTGGGTCCCTTTACCTGCCTCGGGACTCCGAACATCGGTCAGAGGGGCTCCCAAGTTTCAGTCTCCCCGTTCCACTTCTCGATGACGACATTCGGGTTAGGAACGACAGTCGTTTCAGAGGCAAATTCGATGGTGAGTTCGGAATCGTTAAGAGTCACCAACTCGCCGTTAAACAGGGGGAAAACCAAATTAGTCCAAGCAGGAGGACAGGTAGTTTCGTTAAACCCGAAAGGCTTAGTTACTTTGTATTTAAGCATCGAACGATTTAAACTTAAGGTTGGAGACGCTAAAGTTCATAGCATCGGGAATAAGGACTGCACTAGTAGAGTATGCCGCAAACTGGAATCTATTGCCACCAGTTAGGGGTGCTTGAGAACTTGAGGCTACCAAGTTTCCATTGATGAAAAGTTTAGAACCGCCAACGCCATCAAGTTCCTGAAGGACATCAAAACCAGTCAGGAAAGTAGGATTAAAGTTGGTATTAATGGTTCTTTCGGTGGTGCCATCGTGGTTAAGGAAGTGAACTGGCTGATGACCCCACTTCTGGATTCCAAAACCAGCACCTCCAGCAGTTCCAAAATGGATTTTAAGCCGCACGTTTGGGCTGATAGTTTGATTCCAAAGAGACACCCTATACGAAATTGAAATCCTGCGATTCCAGAGAAAATTACCCCCAGACCAGTACACGCCACGCTGAAGGTGATTAGAGTCTAGGGTGGTCTGTGAAAATCCACTTGCTGTGTATGGGCCGTTAATGAGCCGAGCAAAAGGCCCGTCGGTAGTCACAGAGCCACCAGCACTCGTAGAAACGCTCCAGTTGGTAGCCAGCGGAATCGTAATCTCAGACGAGGACATACGGCTGATAAACTCAGACTCAGCCGTAGTGCCAGCGGACAACTCAGTCCAAGCCGCAGGGTGCGTGTCGGGAGCATAGCCAGCCGCACCGATGAAGGCGTTGAACTTGTAAATCTTGTTGGAGAAAACTACTTGGTCGCCAGCAGAGTAAGTCTTTCCGTTGTCGTAGTCGCTGATTTTAGACGCACCGATGCCAAGATTGCTCTTGGCGACCTCTGCGTCCTGAACGTCGCTGAGATTGTTGGCAATCTTGAGGGCCGTAGGGTCGGACTCGATGACGATTCCGCCTCCACCACCTCCTTGTGAAATATCTACTCCCATTAGTTGACGGCGTAAGCGATGTGGACGGGAGTGGACGGAGCACTGGCAATCACACGGATAATGCCGTTGTAATTGTCAAAACTGACGTTGCCGAGGGGCGGAATCAGGATGCCAGAGGTGCCAGTTTCAGACATGATGATTTGAATGGTGGCATCGGTGGACTTGTTCTGGACGATGACTACGACACGTCTGGCGGGGGTAAGGGCCGCTTGGATGAGGGTGGTGGCGGCGGTGCCAGCAACGGCGTCCTGATGGGTGAATCCCCTGATAAAAGGGGTAGCAAATGAGAAGTTAGCCATGATTTTTTAGTAGTTTCTGAAGTTGATACGCCTCACTTGGCCCTGTTGCCTGAGGACTTGGTCGAGGGCTTGGTCGAGGGCCGTTTGAGCGTCCGCTTCAGCCGCTTGGGCAAGTTCCGTCTGACCTTGCGAACGCTGGTAGTCAGCGTGAACTCCGTGGATGAGGTAGGACCCGAACAATCTGGGGACTTGAACAATTTGCCAAGACCCGAGAGTAGGGATTGAGCCAGTGCCCGAAGGCGATTCGCCAGTGTATTCATAAAAATTGCCCTGTACGGGACTTCCGCTTACAGGTACCAGCGAACTGGTTGCACTGCCAGCATCAAAATAGACCTGCGAACCCTTTTTGTAGGACACTGCGGTGTCCCAAGGGTCGCCAAACAACTTAGGAGCATCGCTCCTGTACTCCACCCAGACATTCTGGTCTAGGTTGTTCATCAGGAAACACTCGCTTCCGTTGAGTACGAAGTCCTTTTCGATGGAATTGTGGGCAAGAGGGTCCTTCGTCCACACGGCGATGACCTGACCGACGTCGTTCGGAAGGATGACCTTGTTGCGTTCGCTGACGATTCCAGTGGGGCACTGGGTGAACTTCTTGAGTTCAGGCCATTCGTGCTGTTCCCAAGCCGTCTGGAGCCGTCTGGAGGCGAAGTCTCTGACTGTTGCGAACCTATCAGGGGTAGTCAGGTTCCTGTCCAGACCGCAGATTTGCAGTGCCGTATGCAGGATTTCGCTGAAGTTGATGGTACGCATTAAATTGGCCTACCAAACTGGTCGAACAGGCCTTTAGTCCCGTTGACCAGTAGAGTGGTGTTCTCTGCTTTGGAGTTCACTTTGCACTCTGGGTTGTCTCTCAAGAAGTCCTTTACGAACCCCTTGTCTCTCCAGCAATCGTATCCGAGACGCTGGCCCCAGTAGTGGTAGGAGTCCACTGGGATTCGCATGGATAACTGTCCCAAGCCATTGACGTGCTTGTGAAGTTGCTGGTTTAATTGCCCGATTAGTTTCTTTTGTGCATGGGCCTGCACTTTACGGAGTTCCCACCCCGTCCGAAACTCCTCAAGCATAGGCTTAAGAAGGTCGGACGGGATGGTTTCATGGATGGGTTGAATGCCAGCCATGCTCCGCTCTGCTTAGGAAAGCAGACCGCCGTTGGAGTTAGCCGCCTTGTAGTCCAGCATGCCGAACGTCAGGGGCGACTGGACGACCAGAGCCGCCATCGCTTCCATCATTCTGCGGGGACCACCGCCGTTTTCGGTCAGTTCACGGACCTGAGCGATGTTACCGCCGTAGCGGATTTCAAGCATGTCCCACGGGATGATGAAGCCCTTGGTCTTAGCGTTGTTGGCGTGGAGGTTGACGTAGACCTTGGCTTCGGCTTCGGTAGCGAAACGAGCAGGGACGGCGTTGGCAGTGCCGACGGCGACTCTTTCGTACTTGTTGCCGTTGGCGTCCTTGAGCCAGACGAGGTTTCCAGCGGCGGTGATGCCATCATAGACGGCGTAACGGCCAGTGGAGGTGTAGGAGGCACCAGTCGAGCCAGCACCAGTGTCTTCGATGCGGTAGGGGTTGACACCCGCATGGAGGAACTGGGTCGGGATGAGGGCCAGTTTACCGAAGTCGCCTTCGAAGTAGTCCACGGACACCTTGATGCTGTCAGAGTTAGCATCTCTGTTGTTCGTGATTCTGGACTCCATAGCGGGGCTCGCCTTGGTGTAAACAAGGTTGGTGAACTGACGCTTCAGGGCAGTGCCGACGACGGCTTCGTGGTTCTTGAACTGGCCAGTCTGCTCATAGACCGAGGTCATGAGGTCCTGAACAGTGTTCTCACCCAACTGGTCAACGCTTTCGCCAGTGCCAACGATGGACGAGGCAGGGGTGCGGAAGTTTTCGCCGACGGGGCGGATGGACTGGTTCTGGGAGCCGTACTTGGCCTGCACGTTGGTGGTGGCACCAAGGAGGTCATTCTTAATCCAAGCCGTAAGACAGCGGGTGCGGTACGGGGTGGCACCATCGTCGATGGCGGGAAGAATGTCCGAGGTGAAGGTCATTTCCATCGAACGCTTGAGGTCGATGGTGGCCTTGGACAACTGGCGGCTGAGTTCGTCCTTAACACCAGCGATGTTGAGGATGTCCTGCGTCAGATTGGACACGTGAACGGCTCTGCGGAACATGTGGATGTTGTTTTCCACTTCTTCTCTGTAGCCGAGGGTGTACTGCTTGAAGGCAGGGTTGGTGGCGGGGGAGGTAGGGTCAACGTCAGCACCATCGAGAACGCCGAGTTCGATGGAGGGGTCGGGGTGGCGGTCAACCTGCCAGCGGAACGTCGTATTTCCAGGCTTAGAACCACGCTTAGCCATCGAGGTGATGGGCGTGTCCTTAGCATCGACGTTGGCGATGAGGTCAGAGAGTTCTTCTCTGATACCGACTCTAGCACCCTGAAGGGGACGCTGATTCTGGAACTGTCTTTCGAATAGTGAGGCCATGATAGTTTATGGTTTAGATGAACTTACTCTTAAACACTTCGGCTAAGTCATCGACTGAACCTGAACGGCGGAAGCGGTCCACGCTCTCCTTCGCCTTGACCTCATCCACACGCATGGCGGGACGGGGTGCGGACGAAGTCTGCATGGGTTGGACTTGTACAGTAGGATTCTGGACGAAGTTACGTGCGTTCTTCTTCTGGGCATTGTATGAAACCATGCCCATTGCCAGTTGGGCCGCATAAATCTCGTAGTCAGGGAACTTCTTGATTTCGGGCACTGCATCGACGAACTTTCTGACAACAGATGCTCTGCTATCGGTAGGGTCATCGAGCCAAGGGAACTCCTTGCGAGCCACGTTCTTGAACTCCTGAGACTTCTTGATGTATTCAGCCTGCTGGGGAAGGAACTCTTCCATGGACCTAAGAGCCGCAACTTTCGCCTTGGCAATTTCGTCCTTGGACACGTTCTTGTCTTCGGTATCCCCTTCGTAGTATCCGTCTGGGTAACGTTCGCAGAAAAGTCGAATCTGTCTCTGTCTATCGTACTCGGCCTTGATTTTTTCCTCCGTATCCAACTCCGCATGAGGGTTATTTGTAGCGGGTTTGGAGGGAGTGGCCTGTTGACGCTTGATAGACTCAAGTTCTTCTTCGAGTTTCTTGGCACGTTCCTCTGCTTCACGTCGCAGGGCCGTCAGTTTGTTAAGACGCTTCTGGACACCCTTAGGAGTCTCATCAATGTCGTTACGAACCTCGTCGGTTTCCGCTTCCGTGGTCGCTTCGGCTTCTGGCACCTCAGTCTGTTGGACTTCGGATTCTTCTGCCTCTGCTTCAGTGTCTTTGGTTTCGGAGTTACCGCTCTCCGCTTTCATCTGCCCGTCAGATAAGGCTCGCATGAAGAAATCAGCGAGTTTTCCGTTAGCCGAAGAGTCGGGTGTAACTTCGGTGTTGTTATCAGGCATGGGGGTATTAACCTCGGTCCCAAGTTCGAGGTCAGCGTTAGGCTGATTGGTGTTTTCTTCCATAGTCAGGGTTTAGTGCTCCCAGAAGCGTTGACAGTGGACACCCTTTTTAAACGGCCAGCAAGCGTGGCTAGAGCCGCACCACGCTTTGAGTCGCTTTTCTCTTAAGACATGTCTGCCTTGGCCTCTTCCCTGAGTCTCTGGACCTCAAGAAGCATGTCATTGATGGCGTCCATGCGGCCTGCGGAGTGGATTCTGGCCTCGCCGACTGTATTTGCCGACATGACCTTGCCCATTTCAATCTGTAGTGCCAAGTCGCATACGACCAAGAAGGACTTGTACAGTTCCTCCCCCTCTTGAGTCCTGAATTGGAAGGACTTGATGATTTTCTTACGCTCTTCGGTCATCATGCTAGGGGTGCGTTAAGGTTGATGGTGGTGTTATTGGTCTGCTGGGGTGCCTGTTCGGGGGCTGGCTGGCCTACGCCCTCCTTGCTAAACTCCTTCTGAATCTCCTCGGACGCCTGAGACACGCCAATTCTGCCGATTTGCTTGTTCTTCTCTTGGTCGATGGAGAATTGCAACTGTTTGGTGTAGTTTTGGAACAGGATTTGGAAGATTTTATCCCCCTGTAGGGCCTGTTGGGCCTTCGGGTTCTTCTGGATGATGTCCTGAGCAAACTGCAACTTGCTGGAAGCGGCGGGGTCCATCTCGGTGTAGAGGGCTTCGTTGCCAAGCATCATCATACCGATGTCGCTGACGACGTCCTTGTACAGTTTCTGGGAGGCCGTGGCTTGGTCGATGACCAGTTCTCGGGCCGCATCAGGGCTGATGGACTCAATGACCAGTTTGACCAACTTGTTCCTGTCGATGATGCCGCCGCTGTCCAGCGGAACGACAGTCTTGATGATGGCTTCCAGTTTCTTTTGGACGAATTCGGGGTCCGTATCACGCACGTCAAAGCGTACGTTGAAGTCGAACTGGCTATGAATGTCCTGCATGCCTTGCTTGAGGGGGCTTCCAGTGATTCTGATGATTTCCTCCTCGGACATGAACTGGAGGCTGAGCGAGAACATCTGGGTGTAGACCCGATTCCAGAACATCAGCCATCCGTCCACCTGAAGTTGCTTGAGCATCTGGACCTTCTGGGGGTCGATTAGTTCGCCGACGGCGAAGCCGTAGTAGTTTCCTAGGTTCTGCTCGACCTGCTGAATGACCTGAAACGCCATGCCAGCGTCGCTTCTTGGGGATTCAAGCCAAGTGTAGTCGTCCTTGTTGGATACTGGCAGGACCTGAGCGGGGGCGATTCTGTTCAAAGCACCGATACGCTTGACCACCTTGACTGGGGGAAGGACCTCGAAGGCGGTTCTGTCCCTGATGGCGTCATGCTGGGCCTTTACCTCGTCCTGCTCGGTCTTGTTGATTTCTGGGATGCCTCTGGATTCGGCGACGGCACGGCGGTTGCGTTCACGTCTGTACTCAACGAACGGGTACTCCCCGTGGGCGTAGTTGAGGATGTCCTGCTTGGCGAAGAGTTCCGCACCGCAGTGGGGGCTGAACACAGTGTAGTAGATTGCGGGGATGTCGTCGCTGTCCAACTGTCTGTAGTAAGCCCAGACAATCTCAATGAGGTTGTTACCACGCTCGATGTTCGAATTGAGCATCGTGGTGGTGGGAATCAGGTTGGGGTCGTTGAAGTAGTAGTTGTTCCCCATGCTGTTGACGGCCTTCTCGACCCATTCATCGTTCCATCCAGCAATCTTGGCGGTAGAGCGGAGTTCGACTTCGGTCATGTACTGGCGTCTGAAAATGACACGGGCTTTTTGCAGGTCAGCCGTCTCGGGCGGGAAGCACACCTCATCGAAGGGCTTGAGGGCTTCGACGTGCGGCAGGTTCTTCTGCACATAGACTTCTGGGATTTCTCCGATTCCGTTCTCCCTCATGCCCTTGACAAACTTTTTCATCTCCCTCTGCTTCAGTTGGGGCATGACATCCTTCAGGATGGCGATTGCGTAATCTTCCTTGTTCGGGTCGATGATGGCGTTGAACAGTTTGGAGAAGGTTCCTTCGCCCCTGTTGGCGTTGCCCTGCTGTTGCTCGGCGAGGGCCATGTTCTGGAGTTCGTCCAGTTTCATGTTGTTCACTCTGGTGCCCATCTGCTGTTCCCAAGTCACCTGAACGACGCTCCATCCGTAGGTGAGGGCGTAATCTGCGGCCAGTTCGGCCTCCTTGTGCAGTTCGTTCTTAATCTTAGTCTCGACCATCCATCTCATCAGGGTCGTGGCCGAAGCGGCGGACATGGTGTCGGTGATTTCGGTGCCGCCGACCTTGAGGGTGCAACCCTTGAAGGCGGTGAGAAGAAGGGCCTTCTGGTCGTTAATCAGTCGGTCAACGAGTCTGATTCTGACGTCGGACGCACCTTCGAACGGAAAAGCGGGGTCGCCGTCAGGACGGGCCCAAGAGTGCTTCTTCCCATCGTCGGTCTGACCAGTCCATCTGGTAAGCCTGATGTCGTCGGCGTAGTTCATCTTCGACACCATCGTGCCGTGGAATGCGGAACGCTGGTACTCCGACAGCAACAGGTTGATGTCGGGCTTTTCGGCGTGGTACGCCAGTTTATCAGCGTGAGGAGTCGGGCTTTTGAAGTTCATTGGTATTTTTTTCGATGTAATTGAGGATTTCGTCCCTGAAGAACATGTGTTGTCCTCCTAGGGTCTTGAAAGTCTTGAAAGAGCCCTTGTTCCTGAGTCGGAGCAAGGTGGACTTGGACAGATTGAAGATGCGTGAAGCATCGGCAAGCCTGAGCAGTGGGGGTGTTTCTTTGGGTAGCATTTTAGTAAGAGCCTCCTCCGATTGCCTTGTAGGTGTCAGAGCCGCCATACATGGGGTCCATGACAGCCAGATACCTGAGGGTGTCGATTGGGTCCTTGCTGGCACCCTTTTCGGCGTCCAGCCCAGTCCACTCACGCAGGCACCAAATCAGGTTGTGGCATTTTTCGGAGATGAAAAGTTTGGGGAGGTTGACCATGGAAACCTCCTGATTGGGGTCATACGAAAGCCAATCGTTGATGATTGAGACGCCTTCTTCCAGCCTGAGGCCAGCCGCAGGGGTGAAGTACATCGGGTTTTCGCCATCGTCGAGCAGTTGGATGAGGGTCGTTCCGCCCTCCTTCTGGATGATTGTCGTTCCGCCAGCACGAGGGTCGATGTACCTGTCGGCGATGACTTCGCCCTTCTCGATGTCTAGGATGTGCTTCTTGATTTCATCCAAGCCCATGCCAGCACCCTGACGTTGGGCTGGGCCAGCCTTTCCGTCGTGCTTTTCGCCAGCCATGGCCCACTCGCCCATGCTGATGTCAGGCCATTCCCTGTAGATGAACTTGGAGCCGTCTGGGAGGACACGCATCCAGAGCATGAACCAGTTTCTGGCACCTGCTGGGTCAACCGCCATGTAGTTAGTGCCTTCCTCTGGCACTAGTTCTTCTGGGATGATGTTGGCCTCCCCGAATCTCGGAAACTGCGAGCCAGAAAGGGACTCAGCCCAGCCATACGCACGGATTTTGACCTCGTAGGGCCCTCTCCCACGTAATGCTAACTTGATTTGTTCGAACGGAGAGTACTTGTTAAGGATTGAATGAAACCAGATTACATTGGCCGAACCCTTGCTACACTCTGCAACGTAGGGCATGTGCCCCTTGGGGATGCTTGGGACATTCTGGGTATCTGGAAGGAGGTCTGCAAAGAGCGTCTTCTTAATCCTAGAGCCAGCGACGTAGTCTTTGACGACGGGAGTGAACCCAGTGATGGGCGTGAAGGTAAGAATCATCTTACCAGAGCGGGTGACTAGTCGGTAGCGGAGCGTCTCAATCCAGTCTTGAGGCACGAGTTCGTCGCACCAGATGAAGTCTGGTTCGCCACCTTCGATGACCTTCTTCTCCTGCCCGTAATTCATGAAGAAGATTTGGGACCTGTTCGGCAAAACGAACGTAGCGTCAGAAAACCCGTTTTTCTGGGAATACTGGATGTTCGTGACCTTGGTCTTTTTGGCGTTCTTGAACTCTGGGGGCATGTACTTCCAGATGACCGCCTGTTGCATCTGGAT